CGGGCGGCGCCGACTCTACTTGCCAATCGAGCACGGCATACCCGCTGGTACCATCAGCAACACTCAGAGGGATGCTCGCCTTCCTGGAGCAGTGGATGATCAGGTCATCGACAGACACGCCCCTGAGCGAGGTCGTAGTGACCCGCTTGGTGAGAACGAAGCTTTGTCCGGGGCTGCCGATGACCGAAAGCACTTCAGTCCTCGGCGTCGGGCGTGTACTGCACCTTGCGGGTGACTGGAGTCTGGATCGCCTTGACGATGCTGCCGAAGTGGGTCGCGTAGTTGTCCACCTGGGCTTGCAGGTTCGCGATCTCCTGCTTCGTCTTGCGCTTGTAGGAGTCGTACTCCTTCGTGATTTCGAGCATCTTCTCCTGCGCGTCCCGGTGAACGTCCTCGAGGTCGGTTTCGAGCTCCGTGATGCGCTGGTACATCACCTTGGTGTCCGCAATCACCTGATTCCCGGCCGCAGAGAGCCGGTCATAGGCTGCGGAGACGTTCTCGTTCGCGGTGCTGGTGCGCTGAGCCTTCTTTGCCATCTAGGCTGCCTCCTGTAGGAATAGCTTCCGAGCCTCAGCGCGAGCGCGCTGGTAATTCCATGGCTCGATCAACGGATCGTTGAAGTAGGAGCCTGGATTCACGGTCGAAACCGCCCAGAGCTGCCCGTGTTTCTTGCCTGAGCCGCGCATCGTGGGCAGCACTGCCTCCCACATGTCCTCGGCGTTCGGCATGAACGCGATCTCGTCCCAGAACACGATCCGGTGAGTGAACGAACGGAGCTGGTGATCGCCCTGGTTGTAGGGAAGGATCCAGGAACCCCACTCGACCCACTGCCCGCCGACGAACTTCGCATCGACGCGGAACTGACCTTTGCTCTCTGGTACGTGGTACATGTCCTTGAGCCAAACGGGCAGCATCTCCCACATGGGCCGCTTCAGGTGCTCCTCGATGTGCCGCTCGCCATCGCCGCCCTTCTGGGTGACGTAGGCGATGGTGGTCGAGGGCATCTCGAGCACGCGATAGAGCGCGCACGCCTTCGCGATCCAGGTCTTGAGCACGCGCCGGCTCGCCGGGAGCAGAAACTTGTGCTCCACCATGAAGGAGTCGGCTGCATGACCGATGTAGGGGTACTGCGGGAAGCGCTTGATGGGGCTCGAGGCCATCTCGAGCTCGTCGCGAGTGAAGCAGGCTTCGTAGATGAACGCCCGCTGCGCTGCGCACCGCGCCGCGTACCATTCCTCGCTCAAAGGCTCGCCTGGAAGCTCCGGAAACCACCGCGCAAGCGCGGCAGACGCCGCGGTCTTGGCGATCTGGGCTCGGAGCCGCTCGATCTCGCTCAAAGCGTCTCCTGCGGTACCTCAGAGTCCGATTCGGTCCTGCTTAGGGCTGCGAGGAGCTCTTTCCGAGCATCTTCGGAGAGGTGACTCGCGTCCTGAGCCATCTTTTCGATGGCTTCGCGCTCGCCAACGAGGACCAACGGCCCGCCACTCTTCGGGCCAGGCGGTCGGGGCGGAACGATCTGCCGCATCGTCGTTCCGATGCTGAGCATCAGCCGCTCGTAGGCGTATGCAGCCTTGGCGTTCCCCGGATCTCGATCCATGGCCGCTTCGAGCTTCGGGATGCGCGCTTCTACACCAGAAAGCCACTTCTCCATGAGGGAAAGCGCCCGCGTTTCCATGTCGAGGCGCTTCTTCCGGTTCTCCTCGTGCTGCTCGAGCTCGTCCATGTCGGGCAGCGCGCTGAGCGCACGCGGATCGAGACGATCCCCGATCCGTTTCGGACGTGGCATAGCGCGACTGTACCCAAACCCGACAGGTGTGTCAAGAGGGACACGTTCCGTTTCGGAACAGTGGTCGCGTCTCGTTCGAGTGTGTCCGGACGGACACAGGCTGAAACGGATCTACTTGGGAAGGCCTGGGGGCGGCGTTCGGGGAGCGGGCTTGGCCCGGTCGAACATGCGGCGGGCGAGGCGTGGGGAGGTGCGCATCACCTCGCGGGCAAGGACTCCGGTACGGCCCTTCTCGGCAGCCTGCCGCAGCCGCTTCGCCAGCGCCGGCTTCTTGCGCTTCCGGCTCTTAGGCAAGCCAGTGGCTCCGCATGTCAACGCCGCTTCTGACGTAGGCTGGGAAGTCCTCGGGGTGCTGCGGATCGAACTTCACCGGCCACAACTTCCTACCGGTGTACGCGATGCCGTGCTTGATGCACCACTCGAGCGCGGGTTTCATCTCGGCGAGCTCGGGATGCGTGAAGCTGTCGATCTTCTCCCGGCACGCTGCTGCGCCACCAAACCACGACAGGTGCCAGCCGGCATCTGGGATGACCTTCGCCAGCGGCCTGGTGCTCCGCACCCGATGCAGCCCGATCTTCCTCGCGTGGGCCGCTCGGGTGATTCCTGTACCCACCCACTGCTCCGGATGAAGCCAGTTGAACCCGTAGACGTGATGCCGCATCCCTAGCGCAACCACCTCGCCGGCTCCAGGACGGACCAGCGTCATCTCGCGCCGTGGGATCTCGTCTACGTCGCCGAAGATCACCACGTCGCCGTCCTCGGCGTCCTCCATGCCGCGGAGCCCAGCCTCCTCCTGAATCAGGAAGCGGTTCCAGTGGTCGCTGTCCTTCCAGGTGCTGCCCGTGGCTGGCAGAGCGTTCGGGTCGGACAAGTCCGCGACGATGTGGTTCAGCTTCGGAGCGAAGTAGCGGAAACGACGGGCGTGCTTGTCGAACACCGTCTCGCGCTTGGCCCCCTGGTGCGTATGCGTGCCTTCGACGATCACGAACCGATGAACGTGGTCTGCGAGCTCGGCCAGCCTGCACTCGAGCACGTCCAGCTCGTTGCTGAACGTGAACACGTCGTAGACCTTAGACATCAGCGGTATTCGGTCGTCGTCTCGCCGGTCAGGAAGTTGTAGACGAGTGACCGGCGCTTGGCCGGAGACAGAGCGCCGTGCCAGTGGCACTGATGGCCGTCACCCTCGGTGAACCACATCATCACGGCCGCGTACCACGCTTCGCCTGTGGTCGCGAACGTGCGCTTGGTCCGGGCGGCTGGCGACTCGTAGTCTTTCATCGGTTCGACCCGATATTGATCGCTCGCCCGCGGTCATTGACCGTCCAGATACCATGCTCGGTCATCCAGTACGGCCGGCCTTCGAGCTTCATCACGCCGGTAATCGGCTCGGGGAGGGTGACTACGTGTTGCTCAGGAAAGGCTGGCTCGTACTCTCGAATCCAATCTTCCGGCTCTGGCGCTGGAGATGCCTTCCGCCAGAACGCGAGCGCACCGAGGGCGGCGGTCAGGGTGCCGACGAATCCGCGACGGGTCATCGGAGCAGGTTCCGTTCAATCGCCTCGCGGATGCGAAGGTTTCGGAGCGCGAGATTGATCTGCTCTGCCGTGTACGGCTTGTCGCCCATGGCAGCTCGAACCCTCGATTCAACCACGTCCATCTGCCGCTGAACGGCCTTCTCGAACGGAACGACGGCCGGCGCTTCGTAGCGGCGGCGGATCATTCGCCCTTCCTCACCGGGTACGTCATTCCACGGCTGCCGGGAACGGGCTTCGGCCTCGAAAGGTGCTGGTATACCTCGTCGAGCCGCTGGTTGCCGACCACGAGCTCCGCTACGCTCGGGAAGAACAGCGGCTCAGGGTACAAACGCCAAGCGTCGGGCCGGGGCCGCTGCGCCTGAATCTTCTGCTCGTCCTGCACCCGCCACCGCTCCAGCATTCCCTCAATCAGCGATACCGCCTGACGTGCCCGCTTCTCCTGGAGACGTTCGTTCGTCATAGGACGCGCCCATCCTACCACGAACCGCTTGCGTCTCCGATCCCGACAGTCGTACACTGCCCCACAGTAGGAGCCCGGGGAACATCCGACCTGAATCGGGTACCCCGGTCTGGCGACGCAAGTAGCCACAGCGGCAACACCGGAAGCTCATACCAGCAGCGTCACGAACTCCCGACGCCAGCGAGCCGGCTCCAAGCCGCTCCCAATTCAGGCCCCGCTTCCACCGCGGGGGGATAGGGGGGCCTTCCCCTGCCCCGTCACCAGCTCATCACCCCGCTCCGGCCCACCCCGTACCGTGTCATCCCTGCAACACTGCGCCGCCGCTCGGTACTATATCCGCTCGGTCGTAACGCTCACCGACACCCGCCGGGCATTTCCGCGACGGGGCTGCCAGCGCCGGGCTGTGGGGCCCCATTGGGCCCCTGGCCTAGCGCAGCAGCAGCGCAGCGCAGCTCAGCATGTTGCGGCACGAGCACGCGCGAGCAGGAGCAGCGCATCGCATCGGACATGAGCGATAGGACGTAGCCCGTCCGTAGCAGGCATAGCATGTCCTGCTCGAGCTGGAGCGATTCTCCGATGCGCTATTCTTGCTCGTCTAGTGCGGCTGCTAGGTCTAACAGCGATGGTACTGGCGTGATGGGCTTCGCGTTCGTATCGTTCGATGTTAGTGCGAGTTGTCGTTTGCGTACTTGGTCGGGTCGATTGGCAACAGCAGCTCGAGCGCGAGCGGAGCGTTGTTCTGGCGTCATGCGTTCCGCGGTTGTCCTGCCACCTTTGGAGCGGTCCCTGTTCGTAAGGGCCGTGCTCAGAATATGTGCAGCTTGGGCATACGTTATCACCTGACCGCAATGCGGGCACGTTCCTGCTCGCTTCTTTGCCATGCTTGCATCCTAATCTAACTGCGCTGTCCTGTCAAGAGCCCCCGTTCTGCCTGCTTCTTGCTCATTTGCCATAGTCTAAGTGTGCAGTTAGAGTGTCTACTGATAGACACGGTTTCGGTAGAGTCCGCGTCTATGCTAGGTTATTCATCTAGGAGCGCTGTGGCATTATAGTTGCTCCTATATAGGGCATCATGCAGCGAGTAACAGACGAAGTTAAGGCGGCTGGCGGTATCAGGCTGGCGGGCGGAGCGAGCGGTTGCCGTTCCGAATGGCGCGAGCTGCGGCAGCTCATGGGTAAGGCGGGCATAGGCGTATTTGCGCCGGCAGCAAGGCTACAAGCCCTCCCGCCCGACGTTATGGCCGCTCACCTAGGCCTAGAGTCCGATGAAGCGCTACGTGAAGCCCTGCTGTCCGAGTATGAAGCGCCGGCTCAGTCCGAGCGCACGTTTCTGGCTGGACTCGAGGAAGCGGAAGAGGAGCAAGTTGCTCGTCTGACGCTCGAGATCGAGTGGGATGCGGAGCGTCGAGCATGGGTAGCTCGAGATTGGTCGGGCGAGGAGTTGATCGTTCACTGGGAAGCGGAGCGGATCGTCCGCGCCGCCTTGGGCGCGGGCATGTTGCTCGGCCAATCGGAGGAGCTGTGACCTATCTCGAGCGAATCAGAAACCTCATGTCGTTTCACGCGGCAGCCCGAACCGAGAGAATGCGCCAAGTCTACCTTGGTTTGATTCGCTCGAACGCGCGGCAGCTCGTTCGCTCGCAAGCATGGCGAGTCAGTCTCTAGGCCATGGCAAAGCAAGCCTATCTTCTGGCTCCCCCGGGCGAACCTGACGGCTCCGACCTAGCCTGCCCGGACTGTGGCAAGCCGGTCAGTCCGCTGTTCGGTCCTGCTCAGCGAGCGCTCATTCCCGGCGCTCCCGAAGTCCACATTCGTTGTCTCGAAGCCCGGAATCGGGCAGAACGGAAGGAATAACAATGGCGCATCTTCTGGAATCGATGTTTTACGCGGGCGAAACGCCCTGGCACAAGCTCGGAACCAAGGTTGCCGCGAACCTGCCTTGGCAGGATGCGATCGTCGCCGCGGGACTGGATTGGACGGTCGGACTGCGCGACACGTTCACGTATTACCGCGGCGACATGATCCCAGCGCTCGCTCAGGCTGTCATGCGCGAGACGGACGGGCGCGTGCTCGGCTCGGTTTCGGACGGATACGCGCCGATCCAGAACCGCGAAGCGTTCGCGCTGTTCGGCGAGCTGTTCGGGGATGCCGCTGTCCTCAACACGGCGGGCAGCCTGAAGGGTGGCGCGACGGTCTGGGGATTGGCCGAGATTCCCGGCGACTACGCGCCAGCCGGCGACAAGCACAAGCGCTACGTGCTCTGTACCACGTCTCACGATGGCACGCGCTCACTCCGTGCGCTTCCCACGGCGGTTCGTGTGGTCTGCAACAACACTCTGACCATGGCGCTCCGTGACCTGTCCGAGTGCAAGTCTGTGCGGCACTCGGGAGACGTGCAAGGCAAGATCGCAACCACGGGCAAGACACTCGCGGGCATCCTGAAGGGCTTTGACACGTTCGCGGATCAGGCGGAAACGCTCGCTTCGCGCCGGCTCACCGCCGCGGATGCGATGGCCGTGCTCAAGACCGTTTTCGGCGACTCCAAGCGAGCCGAGTCCAGCATCGCGGATGCCGCGGAGCGGTCCGTCTACGGGCCCGGCAACGCGACGCACAAGGGAACGGCCTGGGCCCTTCTGCAAGGCGTGACGGAGCACGTTGACCACGCGCGCCAGCCGCGAGCAGACGCGGAACGCCGCGTGACCTATCAGACGCTCGGGAGCGGAGCCGAGATGAAGCGCAAGACGCTCACCTTGCTCCTGGACGCGCCCGAAGCCCCGGCCGGCTCGCTGCTGGACGCCGTTCTGGCCGTCACCGAGTAGCACCATCCGGCCGAGTAGGCCGGTAGCTTGCCCCGCGGCAGGCTTCCAGCCTACTCCACAAACCCTACAGGAGACTGACCAATGCCGAGCATCAGCAAGACGTGGTATCCAACGAATAAAAGCCCGATCCGATGCGTCGATTGCGACTTGCTCTGCTCGACTGGCACCGCTCGAATCTGGCGAGCCAAGGGCGGACGCAACGCCTGGAAGGGCGCGCACCGCGACAAGGATGCCTGTCCCTTCTTCAATCGCTCGCTCGACCTGACCTGTACCTGCTGCGGCTTCACCGGCCAGCAGACCAAGCCGCGCGAGACTTGGGAGACCGATCCCGAGACGCTTTGCCCAGCTTGCTCTGAGACCTTGCACCCGCCGGAACCGTTCGACGACCAAGACCCGCTCGGCCTCGGCTACTGACCCGAACCATCGAAAGGAGACCACGCCATGACCTGCCACTACAGAGGCAACGAACGCATCAGCAACGAAACGCACGAGCTGCCCGGCGAGGACCGCCCGCGCTCTGTCCGTCCATTCGACCATGGAATCACCGAGGCGGACGTTGAGGCCGCGTTCAACGCAATCCGTTCCGACCTGACCGACGCCAGCCCGATCCCGCAGGCACGGTAGCCATGAAACTCCCGCTTAAGCTTCGAAGCGAAAACCAAAACGTTGGCCTTGAGGACGCGGCTGGTGAATGGCTCGCGTGGTTTGCGAAAGAGGACGCGGAAACTATCGTCCGCGCCGTCAACAACCACGCGGAACTGCTGAAGGGAGCGCGGGAAACCATCGAGGCGTGCCTGGACTGTGCCGACCTGGATTGCGACAGCGCAGCCCATCAAACGTTGCGAGAAGCTATCGCGAAAAGTGAGCGGTAGCCATGACTTACCATCCAGCAACTTTCCCCGAACAAAGCTATTGCAAGGACTGCCGTTCAGGCCGGGGCGAGAACGATTGGATTACCCTCTGTCCGCTCCACGCATCCGCGCCGGATCTGCTCGCGGTGTGCAAGATTATTGCAGGCGAACCGGCTGGGCCGTACGGGATTAGCGCGTTCAAACTGGATGAGATGCTCCGCGCCGCCATCGCCAAGGCCGAGAAGTAGACCGCTGTCCGGGCTCGCTCGAGACTGAGTGGCGCCCGGTCAACGGTTTCCAAACCCTGCCGATACAACGACGGTGAGCAGCGGGCAATGCACCCGCGAGCCAATCACCTGTCCCCGCAGGAGGCACTATGCCGAGCGCGATAGCTACAGATCCGATCGAGACCGCGATAGCCGATTGCCTTGCGGTCATGTCCCCAACCACGGCGCCGCGCGTCGAGTACCGCGTGCGCCGCTTCCTGGCCTCGCATCCGAGCCCCTTGGACGTGCGCCCGCCAGCAATCCAGCGATGGGCGTACGCTCCCACCCGATGGGGCCGACCAGCAGCAGCGCACACCATCCGCGGCAGACTGGTAGCCATTGGCGCCCTGTACCGGCAGCTCGTCCGGGAGGGCTTGCTAGAACGCTCGCCCGTGGACTTGGTACCGCGGCCACGCCCGCCCGCGCTGGTACCCCGTGGCCTGTCCCTCGAAGAGACCATGCGCCTATTCCGTGCGCCCATCTGCGAGGATTGGCGCGGACTACGGACGCTGGCCCTGTTCGTGGGACTCGTGCTCACGGGCTTGCGGGTGTCCGAGTGGATCGGCATCCGTCGCTCGGACGTTGAGCACCGCCAGCTCGAGAGCGGGCAAGCGGGCTGGACGTTCCGCGTCAAGGTCAAGGGCGGAGCTGAGCGCGTCCGGGAGTGGCCCGTAGCGGCTCGCCTTGCCATCGAGGCATGGCGCGCAGCGGCTGGCCTACCCTTCGACCAACTTCCGGCGAACGCCCGCCTGTGGCCCTGGAGTCGCGACCTTGCGCTCTACCTGTGCCGCACCTATGGCGAGCAGGCTGGCATCGCTCGGCTCTGCCCCCATCGGCTCCGCCACACCTGTGCCCGGCTCCGCCGCGAGGCAGGGCAGACCGTGCAGGAGATTCAAGACACGCTCGGCCACGCCTCGGAGTTGCACACCCTTCGCTACCTGCAACGGATCGTGCCTGTGGCGGACCCCGGCGCCGCGGAACTCGCGAAGCGACTCGGGCTCAAGCTATGACGCGCGCCCAGGACCACGCCCGAGCACTGGCGCTGCTACATGCCTTGCCATCGCCAGCCCTGGATCACTCCGTCGCGGTCAACTCGGAACTCCCGGTATCGCTGCCACCCGTAGCGCTCCGCCGGCTGGTAAACCGTGACCGCTTGGACCTGGACAGCACCCCAGCCGGTACCCGTCAAGGTGCCGCTCGTTGTGCTGTAGGCAGGATGCCCGCCGAGGTCAACATCCGAGGCATAGACCATCACGAAAGCACCCTCAACCCACGGCGAACGGAAAACCGCGGTCGGCGGACCGATGCGCGCAATGAGCTCGTCCGCCGGATGCCCGACCCAGCTTTGCATGTTGCGATTGATCGTACCCGCGCAGGATGCCAGAGCAAGGGCCAGAATCGCCCCAGGAACGATGCGAAGCAGTCTCCCCATGGCTCGGTACCTCCTGAGCCCAGGATGCTATCACGGGCCCGCAGCTCAGACCCGCACCCTGCCGCGCTTGACAAGCCCTTGGAGGCATGCCATACTCTCTACATGGAGGCTACACCAATGGCTCATACGGTCAAGGCCGATGAGGTCGCGACCGGGCTTGGGCTCGAGGTCAGGCGGCGCCGCGAGGCGCTTGGTCTGAGCCGCGAACAGCTCGCGGTTCGGGCTGGCGTTTCGTTCGAGACGCTTGGCGCGGTCGAACGCGGAGACAACGACGCTAGAACGTCAACTGTCCTCGCAATCGCAACCGCACTCGAGACCACACCCGACGCGCTTCTAGGGCTGGAGAAGTAGGACCGTGAGCAGAGCGGCGGTGGAAGTGGGCTGCGGGCTTCGGTTGCATGAAGTCCTCCAGCCGGCGGAACGCCTGACGACCTCGCAGTCTCCGGCCATTGGCTGGAGTCTACGGCGCCGCCAAGACGCCGTTTGTTCCATCTCCTCCGGGGCGCCAGGGCCAGCCAGCTCGGCGCCCCACCTTTTCACCTCGAAAGGAGCCTGACATGAACGAATTGAGCAATCGCGTCTACCGCGACCACGGTGCCGCGACCACCTACACGATGCTGGCGCTCCTGGAGCTCGAGCACAGCAACGTCGAGGACGCCAAGCGCATCTTGCGCCGGGCGCATGACCAGCTCCGCGAGACTTCCGATCTCATCGCCGAGCGCGCCCGGAACTGGGGAGCCGACCTGAGCGGCGAGCAGGGTAGCGAGGCCGCGGAGCCGGAGACCGTCTCGAACGCGGCCAGATAGACAACGGGCCCCGAGAGCGTTTGCGCGCCCTGGGGCCCAGAAAGGAGCTGCTGACCATGACCAGTATCGAACAGATGGCTTCCCCCGTCAAGCCCGCCCGCCGAGTGGGGGGGATCTACGTGCTTACCCCGGGAGTCCCGGGCGGCGAGCCCCACTGCTACATCCGCGTTCCCTGCCCCGCCTGCCACGGCTCCGGATTCGTCCAGCCCGGACGCCACAAGGACGAGGACGAACGGTGCTCGACCTGCGACACCTGGGGGGAGGTCGAGGCCGCGGCGTGCCTGCACTGTCTGCACCCGAGCGTCCCTCTGCTCGAGGACCAGCAGCCGGCGCTTGCTGAGGCGTTCGCAGAGCAGGGCGCCTACCACGCCATGCCCCTGTGCGATGGAGCTCCGGGTAACTGCTTTCCTCGTACCGCCGTGCTCAATCCTCCGCTGCTGCTGTCCGAGGACGAGCACCGCCACGCCGTTGACTGGCTCTGCGATGCCATCGCCGATCCGGTATTCGACAAGGCGGCTATCGACCTCCTGAACAAACTGGACCGCGAGGCAGCGCGCCGCGTCATCGCCCGCTACGGAATCGCACCGGCCGAGAACTTCTAGCCATCAACCGCAACAACCGCACTGCACCGCACACCCAAACCGAATAGGAGAAACCCATGAAGATGAACGACATGTTCCCCAGCAAGTACCTGACTTCCCAGGACATTCTCGACATGGACGAGGAACCGACCTTCCGCATCAAGAAGGTGGTTTTCGAGACTCTCAAGAATCAGGAGGGCCAGGAGGAGGAGAAGCCGATTCTGTACTTCGTCGAAGCCGAGAAGGGCATCGTGCTGAACCGCACGAACGCGAGCACCATCGTGCAGATGTTCGGCGACGATACAGACGCTTGGAAGGGCAAGCCCATCACGCTCGGTACCGACATGGTGACCGCGTTCGGCGCCACCAAGCCCGCCATCCGCGTGCGGCTCCGCAAGGCGAACAAGCCCGCTCCGGCTGCGAAGCAGGAGCCCGACGACGACGGCGAGACCCCCGCCTACATCACTCGCAAGGACCGCGAGGATCTGGCTCTCCTCGCCGCCGAATGCGAGATCGACGCCGACGAGGTGACCGGAATCCTGAACGCCATGGGCATCGCTAAGAGCACGATGATCCGCCTCGACCAGATCGATTCGGTCCGCAAGGCGTTCATCGCTCAGGCCCCGGCCGGTACCCTCACCTCCGACCCGATCCCGACGAAATAGCCATGCTGGTAGACCGCATCCTCAAATGGGCGGAAGCAGAGGCCGCCACCCGCAAGCCGACCAACAAGATCGGCGCGCACAACTGCGGCAAATGCCCCCGGGCCCTCTGGTACATGCTCCACGGTGAACCCGGCGAAGCGTTCCAGCCGCGCGCGATCGTCAACTTCGCACTTGGGGATGCGGTCGAGGACATGACCTTCCGGCTCATCGAGAAGGCTGCTGTCGGTTTCGTGCGTACCGACGACAAGAAAGACACCTTCGACGTGCCGCCTGTCGGCCGCGTCCGCTCCGATGGAGTCGTCGCCGTTCCTGACGACGAGCCCGTGTTGACCCTGACCGATGCCGGAGTGGTGCGCTTCCGACCATCCGACCTTGGCATCGCCATCGGAACCGTGCTCCCGGTCGAGGTCAAGAAAATGTCTGACTTCGCCTTCGCCCGGCTCGAGCGCGGCGTCATCGACGAAACCTATCTCGCTCAGGGAGAAACCTACTCCCGAGGCTACAAGACCGGCTGGTGGCTGTTGTTCGCCGTCCGCGGCGAGACCGGCCACCTTGCCGAGGTGCTGGTGAAGCAGAGCAACCGCACCTGGGCCCGCATCGTGACCAACTGCGAGGACGCCAGAGGCGACCAACTCCCGGAGCGCCCCTACGAGGTCAGCGACGCCTGCGAGGGCTGCGAGGGCCGCGGAACGACCCTACACAAGACCCCCCGACCCCATCAGCCGTGCAACGGCACCGGACGCGATCCACAGGGCGCGAAACTGGTCTGGCCCTGCAACTACTGCCCCCACAAAGCCACCTGCTGGGCCGACCGAGGAACAATCGAAATGGTCATCGACAACGACAAGCCGAAGTGGTTCGTTAAATCACCTAGTGTGTCCTCTTTTCAAACGCCGGATCCGACCGCATCAATCAAGGCTAGTGTCGCCTAGAGGACACAGAGGACACACTTTTGCGAATGGTTCGCGTAAACCTAAGACTACCGGAGACTTACATGAACGCAATGAGGACACATCGCAAGCGCTACGGAGGGTTCATGCCTGATAGTGTGTCCCATCGAATTATCTACGAGGCTGGGCTAGTTTCGCTCGGACTTGTGTCCTCTTGTGTCCCTTTGTCGCCGGTTGTGTCCGGGGTTTCCCTCCCCCTTCTTTCCCCCCCACACCCCCCTATATATCCCCCACCCATCCCCGTTTCCCCAGAGGGGCCCCCATCGGCTGTCGCCGACGCTGTTGCTCACCCCGGATCTTCGATCCCTAAAAGCCCTGATCGCGCGCCCGTCTTGCAGCGGCCGGCCAAGACCACCGAGCCGCGAATCCGCGTGGTCTACAGCGAGCGGTTCGAGGACTTCTGGCGGCACTACCCGCTCCCGGTCGGGAAGGGCGCTGCCTACCGGGCGTGGCTGAAGGCCGCGGGTACGGTCGGCGGTGAGATGGAGCTGCTCGAGGCGATCAAGGAGCCTCTGCTCGAGGCGAAGGCAAGCGCGAAGTGGCTCGAGGACGGCGGGAAGTTCATCCCGCATCCGGCGACCTGGCTCAATCAGCGGCGGTGGGAGGACGGGCTGTGAAGGGCGTAGGAGGCGCGTTGACGGCCGGAACGACCCCCACCCTCACCCCGGAGCAGACCGAGACCGCAATCGAAGCCTACGCGAAGCTGCGGCCATCGCGCACGGCGGTTGCGGACGCGCTCCGGCGGCTGGCGGTGAGCTCATCCCGTGACGCCCAAGTGCTGCTCAAGATTTGGCTCGACAAGGTGGCCTCGGGAGACTGGCCGACAGACGAGCCGCGCAAGGTTGTGGATTTCGTTGACCAGCAGGGCGTGCGGTATCTCCAGGCGCCGATTCTGGTGCAGCTCCACGACGGAACGATCCGGCAGGGCTACCGCAACTGCGCGGAGTGCAACGGGAACGGCTGGCACCACAAGGAATACCCGAACGGGACGACCACGGCAGGACGCTGCCAGGAGTGCCAGCGGGTATGGGCGGAGTACATCCGCGAGCGACGACGGAAGGAAGCTGCGACGACGAAACGCGGCAGCTCGAAGGAGGCTTGGTAATGAGCGTCAGGGTCGAAGATATCAGCCTGCTGCCGGAGTTCATCCGGAAGCAGATAGCAGCGCAGACAGGACACGTTCACCCAATCGACCAGAGGCCCACCAAGGCGCGCGGAGCGGCTGCCCCGAAGCAGACCACGGACCAAGCGCCGCTATTCCTCCAGGCGCTTTCCAAGGTCGGTACGGTGCAGCCGCTGCACGAGACGCCAGGACTTTGGCAGACGCCGGCAGGGCTCATGTGGCGCAACTACGCCTTTTCGACCGAGCGCGGCTGGGAGTTCGACTGGGCGGAGCCGGTGAGCAAAACGGCGGTCGAGGTGGACGGAGGCCGGTGGAAGTCTGGCGGCGGACGGCATTCGAGCGACGGCGACCGGGACAAGCTCAACACCGCGAACGCCTCGGGCTGGGCTGTTCTGCGGTTCAGTCCGACACAGCTCAACAAGCAGCCGGATGCGTGCGTCGCGTTCGTCCGCGAAGCCATCGGCAGGCAGAAGGTGACCAGATGACCACCCTCCGCGAAACCCTCCACCGCCTGCGCGCCCTCGAGCAGCAGGCGACGAAGGCGCCATGGAAGCGTGACCCTAGCGCAAACACGTCGATGCAGGTGGTTGCTGCCGGGAACGAGGTGGTGCTGTACCACGCCCGGCACGAACGGCAGCGCAACGAAGCGGTGGTAACGAACATGAACCTCATCGCCGCCTCCCGCAACGCCCTCCCGGCGCTGCTGGCGGTCGTGCAGGCGGTCACCGACGCAGCGCGCATCTCGCATAACTGTAGCGATGTGGACGTGTGCTCGGCGTGCGAGGAGATGGACGACGCCCTCGCCCTGCTCGACGCGGAGGTGGGTGAATGAGACTCGCGTATGCCGATCCGCCCTACCCCGGCTGCGCTCACTTGTATCAGGAGAACACCGAGGTTGACCACGAGAAGTTGATTCGGCAGCTTACTGAATACGATGGATGGCTACTGCATACGTCATCTACCGCGCTGCTCAGTCTCGCTACGTTCATTCCGAAGAAAGCTCGACTCATGGCATGGGTTAAGCCGTTCGCTGCCTTCAAGCGGAACGTGTCGGTTGCCTACGCTTGGGAGCCTGTGATCGTTATGGCCGCGAGGAAACCAGTCGTCCGGCCAGGGACTCGCTACGTCTCGCGCGACTGGATTGCGGCCAGCTGCACGCTCAAGACTGGCTTGTGCGGAGCGAAGCCATTGGACGTAGCGTGGTGGGGATTTGAGATGCTTGGAGCGGAACCGGGCGACACGCTTGACGATCTGTACCCAGGAACAAACGCAGTAGGCCGAGCTTGGACAGCATGGCGTGCGTCACGAGCCCTGCTCGACGCGGAGGTGGGCGATGGGGCGTGATCACGATCTGAGCGTCCCAAACATCCCGGCTATTATCGCGGCGCGCGGAGGAAGCGATGCTGAGATTGCGGTCGCAGAAGCAATGTGGAGTTACTTTCATACGACGCATATACTTCATCAGAAGTTGCTAAATGCTGTCGTGCAGGCGCGTGGGTACGGCCGAGACTACGCTAGCTACGTTGAGGGCGAGCGGATACTGTTTGAAGGACGAGAGCGCAATCTTCGCCGGGACATGCTAACCAGAGGGCATGCCAAGGTATCGGAGGTGGGTGATGGCGAGTAAACGCGAGTCCTGCGAGGGCTTCGCCTGGAGTTGCATCAGACGGAAGGGTCACAAAGGCGAGTGTCTGTCGCCGAACGTCATCACCGATATCGAGGCCCGCGCACGCTGGGCGGCTGCGCGGCTGCGGCGGTGGGCAGCGCAGGCATCGGCGAACGAGTTGCCGTACGAGGCGGCGCACTTCACTCACGCGGCAGGGTGCATGGATGGCGTCGCATCAGCCGAGCGCGCCAAGCGACGCAAGAAGGCCGCGCGAGCGGCGGGGAGGTAGCGTGCGACGCAGCGACTACAACCGCATGTATTCAGCCCGCGTCGAGCAGAGGCTTGACGATGCAGCGCGAACCCTTCCCTGCCGTGTCGGCAAATACTGCAAGGTGAAGTACAGGACCGAAGCCGACCGGGACCAGCATGAGCGAATGCGGCACGCCGGCCCGGCCAAGGCGGGAGTGGAGCAGAGATGATTTCGCAAGATTGTGGCACGCCGATGGTTGGAGCCTTGTACGTGGACGAGGTCGGCATCTACAGCGAGCTTGCCGACTTCATCTACGGAATCGAGCGCGATGCTAGAACCTACGTCGGTCCTTATCCAGTTGTCGCCCATCCCCCGTGCCAACGCTGGGGCAACTGGGCCGGGGAGCGCATTGGGCAGGACGGTGGATGCTTCGCGGCTGCGCTCGCTGTCGTGAGGCAGTGGGGTGGAGTGATAGAGCATCCGGCTGGAAGCAAGGCGTGGATCTGGCATCACCTCCGGCCGCCAAGCGCTAGGGGGGGGTGGCGTTCCGCCGGAGACAACATCGGACTCACCTGCCAGATCGAGCAGGGTCACTACGGACATCGAGCGCGCAAGGCGACGTGGCTCTACTACGTTGGCCCGCAACCGCCGGAATTGAAGTGGGGGCCGAGCGTGGCGAAGATTGGTCCGCGACCAGGGCGTGACCCGAAGCGTGAGCAGAGGATTGGAGCGGTGCAGAGGATGGGTAAGGCTGAGCGAGAGAGGACGCCGCGGGCGTTTGCTGAACTGCTGTTATCGCTGGCCGGCCCGGCCAAGGCGCCGGTGGAGGTGGGGCGGTGAGTGAACGAATCGAGTTGACGCCGAAGGAAGCGCATGAAGCAATCGAGACCACGCTGAACTGCTGCCTACCTCGTGCCAAATGGGACGAGGTGTTGGCCGAGGCGAACATCGCCGAAGTGCTCGGAGCCGCGTTTGATGGCGGCAACGGCATGGGCAAACTGGGATGGGGCAGCACCGATACCAGCCGAGTTATTCTTCTGCGCCTGACTGATGGTCGCTACGCAGTTTGGACCGACAGCGAAGACTACACCGGGCACGGCTGACAGTGCTCCTCGGATGCCTCCGTGTGGGGCACGCTGAAGGAAGCGCAGGAGATGGGACTGGACGAGGCAGGCAGAGAGATGCTCGGCATCGCGCCACTAGGAAGCGAGTCCCCCGATGCCCACTAACCCTCGTCGCGCGAAGCCCGTCCGGATGCGGCCGGTGGAGCAGTGGGCGTGGGTCGAGGCGCTGACCGGCGAGTTTCAAGAATTGGGGCATCCCGACAACGACCGCGGTGCTATGGAGCGCGGGTGCGCGGATGGTGAGCGCGTCGCCTACGTGAGTATCGCCGAGATTGACCCGCCGCCACCGCGGCGCAGGAAAGCGAGGAAGGCGTGAGTGAGAGACCGTTGAGCGAGCGGCTAGGAGGGCTCAATAAGGCATGCGGATACCTGCACTATCCGCCCGATGTAATCGCCGAACTCCGCACGCTCGAGTCGCGGCTGGCGGAGGCGGAGGCTGCCCTCGTGCACTGCCAGTCGCAGGCCGGGCCAGACTCGTGCGCCGACGTGCTGGCCCGCCTCGCCGCCCTGGAGCGGGCGGGGGATGCGATGGTGGCAACGATGCAGTGGCACGGCGAGCAGACGCCAGGGCAAGCACTCGCCGCCTGGACTGCGGCACGGGAGGGGAAGTGATGCCGAGCAAGCGAGCGATGGAGACGGCGGCACAGCTATGGTGCCTGCCTGCGCACGAGAAGAAGGAAATGGACGCAGAGTTTGCGCAAGCCATCGCCACCGCCATCGACGCCGCCGTGGCCGAAGCGCTGGAGCGGGCGCTTACTGCGGCGCGCGGTGCATTCAACGTAACGTGGCGAGAACTCGGCAAAGAGAACGCGCAGTGGGGAGGGGCGATGCAGGCGGCTGCTACAGAAACGTTCTTGACGATTGAGCAGGCCATCCGCGCCCTCAAGGAGCCCCGCTGATGCCCGGCCCGATGAGCGGGGAGGAGTTGCGGGAGATTGTGGAGCGAGCGAAAACCCGCCGTGCTGGATTCCTGTCGTCGGAAATGCTTCTAGTGCTCGCACTGGTGCGGAGACTCATCACCGACGTGTGCCGTCTCGGACACCCGCAGTCGAAGGCGGTACAGGAGGCGCGAGCGCTCGGTCAGGCAATGGGATTGGAGGAGTAGTATGACCGATGACCAGTGGGAGGCGGAGGCGTACCGGATTGCCAGCACGCGCAAGGAAGGGCTCGGCTGGCTCTCAGGCGCCCGCTGGGCTCGCTCGCACGGAGCCGCGGAGATAGCGGCAATCCAGCTTGAGCATCGGGAGGCCCTGGACGCGGCCCACAAGGAGAACGACGCCCACGTTGCGCGAGTGGCGCGCGACAGGGACGCGGCAACGGTTGCGTGCGGCAAGTGGCAGGCCCGCGCCGAGCAGGCCGAGCGGGAGAGTGCTCAGGCCATGCGTGATCGAGAGCATTTTCGCCGGGTGGCCGATACGACAGAGCGTGACCTCGCCGCCGCCCGCGCCCGGCTGGAGCGGATGCGCGCCGGGATTCTGCGCGTGCGCGATGCCCATCGTGGGTGGGACAAGTGCCTGAGTCCGGGCGCTTGCAAGGGCTCGCCGGCTTGCGTGCCGTGCGTGATTGCCGCCGCCCTCGCCGAGCCGCAGCAGGAAGTGCAGTCCGAACAGGCGCCGACCAAGGCGCGGGAGTACGGAAGGTTGGCTCCAGAGAAGTGCTGTGGCTGGCGTGCCGAGCAAACCAATTTCCTGCCGTGCCCGACATGCGGACGGTTGACGGTGGAGCCAACGATGGCGCCGGAGACTGCGGCGCGGGAGGAGACATGCTCAAGCGATGGTGGTGCTGGATCTGGCATCGACGACAGCAAGAGCCGTACTGCTGTGGAGCCTGCCCGGTCTGTGGCGGAGACTTCGGCCCATGTCTCGGGCAGCGCCACGGCTAGCCCATCGGTAGCGCCGCCGGTGGGGGCGGAGCGGCAGACGGAAGTGTGCCTGTGCGGTCATCGACGTGGCGAGCACTTCGGCGCCGAAGGGAAACGCAACGGCCTCGGTCAATGCGGGTGGTGCGGGACTCCGGGCGCCACTACGGCAGCGCCGTGCATGGCCTTCAAGCCAGCCCCCGAGCCCGAGCCGGCCCGCTGCCCCGTCTGCAACCGCACCGACGCCGAGGGGCACAAGCGGGTGCTCGTGCCTGCCGAGCCCGCGCCGGAGCGATGCTACGTTGACCCCACCTGCACGCTCGGCAAGGCGCCGCACATGCACTACCCGTGGGGCGTCGGTATCGGGCCAAGCCCGCTCGCGCAAGCTGTGCCCGAGCCCGCGCCGGCTGCGGCGGTGGATGAATTGTGCAGGCGGCATACCTACGTGGACTTCCCCGATGTGCCGGTCAGCGAGTGCGGTCGGTGCCAGAAGGAGCGCTCGGCCGACACCAGCGCCGCGCTCGATGAGGCGGTGCGGGAGGCGCGGAGGGAATTTGAGTTGGCTCGGTGGTTTGCGCGCAAGGGTAGCGACATTTCCATCGCAACCGTCGCTAGCGGCTACAGCATGGCCGGCATTCACTCGTTGGCGAATGCGGTCGAGAAATTGGTCGAGCTGCTGGCGGGGAGGGGGCGGTGACTCCCGCCGAGAAGAACCTCATCGACCATGCTTTGTGGTGGTATAGGACGCGCTACTGGAGCCGGCCCGGCATGGGGCGGGACCCGTACCGGGCGGTGTCACAGCTTGATGGGGCCGTCGAGAGCTACTGCCGTGCTACAGGGTTCGTGATGGACGAGTTGATGGAACCACCGGAGCAGCCAGAATGAAGAAACCGCCGCTTGTCTCCTGCATCATGCCGACGCAACCGGAGCGGGACTCGCTCGTATCGCTTGCGATCCGCGGCATCACCAAGCAGTCCTACAGCGCGCTCGAGATTATCTCCGAACGACGCACGTCCGTTTCCATCGGTTCAACCAGGAACGCGGCGATCCGAGCGTCGCACGGCGACATCATCTATCACGCTGACGACGACGATTGGAGCTCGCTAGACCGCATCGAGCGGTGCGTCGAGGTGCTGCGCTCAGCCCCAGGCAAGCCCGGGGCCGACCTCGTAGGCTCGAGCCGGATCTACTACCACGAACCGCCCACGGGCAAGGCATGGCTGTACGACGGCGCAGCAGTCACGCACGGACCACCGTGGATTGCAGGCGGAACGCTCGTCTATCGCCGATCGCTGTGGGACAAGCTCGGCGGGTTCGACCCGTGGGCACATCAGGGCGAGGATACCGACTTCGTAACCCGCGCTCGTGCTGCCGGTGCCGTCGTTGTAGACCTCGCCGATCCGACGCTGTACGTCGCGACTGTTCATCCGCAGAACACATGCAGGAAACAGACAACCGGACCGGGCTGGACTCCTGTTCCGCTCGAGACCGTCACCAAGATCATGGGGGGAGAATGAAGATCGCGCTACTTGGAAACTGCGCCTGGGCAACGTACACCACGGAAAACCACTTCCGGATCAGCCTCGAATCACTCGGGCACGAAGTGACCATTCTGGAGGAGACGCTTCGGCTCGATGGCTTGCAGTACCTCGAGCAAGCACGACTGGCGCAGGTAGACCTCCTGCTTTGGGTCCACACCCCAACGCTGGAGATTCCGCGAGTCAGCCACATGCTCGACGGCTTCAAGGGACTCGGCATCCCGACCGTGGGGTACCATCTCGACCTCTATCGCGGCCTGAAGCGCGAGGGTCAGCACGGGTTCGATCATCCGTGGTGGCACTGCGACCACATCTTCTCGCCCGACGGTGGCGCGCCCAAGGGCTACTGGGAGGAGCGCGGGATCAATCACCACTGGTCACCGCCGGGCGTTCTGGCCGAGTCCTGCTACATGGCCGAGCCCGACTACGACAAGCACCCGGAACCGATCATCTTCGTGGGCAGCCGCGGGTACCATCCTGAGCACCCGTTCCGAGGCGAGCTCATCAACTGGCTCGAGCGGACCTACAAGGGCCAGTTCAAGCTGTACGAGCACAACTCGAAGATGCGCGAGCACGCCCTCAACGTGCTGTACTCCTCCGCCAAGGTAATCATCGGCGACTCTTGCACGATCAACGGGGAAGCGCCGTTCCGGTACTGGTCGGATCGCGTTCCCGAAACGCTCGGCCGCGGCGGCTTCCTGCTGCATCCGACGACTCCGGGCATGGACGAGTTCTTCCAGGACGGCGTTCACCTGGAGAGCTTCGAGCGTGGCGACTGGGAGGAGTTGGCAGACCTCATCGAATGGGCGCTGGAATCGCCGCTCGAGGTGGACGAGATCCGGCGCGCAGGCCAGAACGAGGTGAAGCAGCGCCACACGTACACCACGCGCATGATGTCCATGCTCCGGACGGTGACTCAACTGAACGGGCTGCCGCGGTGAAGTCCCTCTGGCCGTTCTCGATCCACGCGCCATGCTGGGATCAAGCGCTTCTGGCTGAAATCGTGTCGGGGCAGGCATGGCCGATTCCTGGGCAGCACGGAGCCACCATCGTGGTAGCTTCCGGTTCCCTGCTGGGCGGCAGCTCTCCGGAGGCCCGGGACGGCTTCCTGGAGCGCGTAGCAGCGCTCCCGGCTGCGGTAGTGGTCCATACCTCGGACGAGGGGCAGGCGCACCCCTGGAGCCATCAGTGGCCCGCCTGGAGCCAATACTGGAACCCCGACACCCCGCTGAAGGACGCCAAGCCCCTGCTGCTAGGGGCGCCACCGGACGCCCGGCGCATCTTGGCAGACATTCCCCGCCGGCCGGCAGCGGAGCGGGCCCGATGGTTCTTCTCCGGGCAGGTACAGAACAAGATCCGCCGGGCGTGCGTGGACGAGCTCAGGGAACGGTCTGATGGGGCCTTGCACGTCTCTCCAGGCTTCCTGAAGGGCTTGGGGCGGGTGGAGTACCTATCCGGCCTCGCCGGGGCTGCCATAGCCCCCTGCCCGGCCGGGAACGTCCACCCCGACACCATGAGGCTGTACGAAGCGCTCGAGGCGGGGTGTCTGCCGGTCGCCAATCGCCGGTACGAGCCGGGCTGGCCCAACACCACGAACTACTGGTGGACCGTGCTCGGGGAGGGTTTCGAGCCGTTCCCGTGCGTGAACGACTGGACGGAGCTGCCGGGCGTCTTTCGGAGGTACGAGGACAACCCGGGCTGGCTCCAGCGGGATACGAATCGAGCAACGGCATGGTGGATCGGCTACAAGCGCCAGCTCGCGCTCGACCTTGCCGAGGAAGGCGGGTACGACTTCGGGCCCGTCACCGTCCTGATGCCCACCTCGCCAATACCAGACCATCCGAGCACCGCCTGCATCGAGGACAGCATCCGTCGGGTGCGCGCCTACCCCGGCCTCGAGCGGGCCGACATCATCATCATGGTGGACGGGGTACGGGAGGAGCAGGAGGGCAGGACCGCCGACTACGAGGAATACAAGCGGCGGCTCATCGACCTGTGCAACTGGCATCCCGACTTCTGGGGCTGCTTCCCGCTCGTGTTCGACGAGTTCACCCATCAGGCGAACATGGCGCGCTACGCCCTCGAGCTGGTCCGGACGCCGCTCATCTTCTACGTGGAGCACGACACGTATCCGGTCGGCGCGCTGGACTTCCCTGTCCTGTTCCGAACGTTCGAGGAGGCGCCGCAGATGAACGTGCTGCGGTTCTCCATCTTCGATGCGCACATTCCCGAGCACGCCCACCTGTTCCCGAACGGGCCAACGATCAGGGTTCCGGATGGCAGGCTGATACCTACAATCCAGTGGAGTCAGCGGCCCCACCTTGCCCGCACGGACTGGTACCGCCAGCAGATGACGGAATGGTTCGGCTCGAAGGCGCGGACCATGATCGAAGATACGATGTTCGGCCTCGTGTTCGAGCGGGTGAAGCGCGGCCTCGACAAGTGGCAGGACTGGGGCATCTACCTGTACGAGCCGGCGAGCGGTGGACTGCTAAGATCAGACACCAGCGACGGCAGGAAGAAAGACCCCAAGTTTTCGATGCAGTGGTGCTACGACGGTCCTGTACCCGAGGGCGCTCCGGCGCCAGGAGTCCGATGATGCGAACGCTCACGCCGCGCACGAACGAAACCGCGAAAGCGGAGTTCCATCTCACCTACGCCTGCAACCTCGAATGCTATGCCTGCTCGCGCGGTTCCTTCCTGAAGGAGCCTGTGGTCCCGCAGATGACCATGGAGGACTGCAACGAGTTCTTCGCGCAGGCAGACGCCCTCGGCTGGAAGTGCAACATCATCGTGATCGGTGGCGAGCCTACCCTGCATCCGCAGTACGAGGAAATCATCGACCGTTGCCGCCAGTGGGTCGGTAACGGCCCGTACTACGTCCAGGTGTACTCCAACGCCTACGCTCAGCACAGCCGAAGCCTGTTGCAGATCTCGAAGGCCAAGGGCGCGTCTGTCTGTCCTGACGCCCACAAGTTGCCCGGGTCCGTGATGCCGGTGAACGTGCGCACGTCTGACGGGAAGAATTGGGATACGACGCCATCGGGCGAGCGGTGGGATCCCTACGTGTTCGTCTCGCCTGTGGACGCCGGAGTGACGCCGCGGGGCGAGTGCTACATCCACGGTTCGGCAATCTGCGGCATCAGCGTGGACCACGAAGGATATGCTCCGTGCTCCATGGGCGGCGCTCTCGGTGCGCTGCTGGGCGGGGTGGGCAAGACGCGGCGGCTCGCCGACCTGTTCGACCCGGCAATCGCCGAGCGGCTCACGGACGACCTGTGCAGGAACTGCGGCTATGCCTACGAGGGCAGGCGGCGGCTGGGCGGCGATGAACACCTCGGAGTGAAGCCGGGCGGTGAACCACAGACCGAGGAGGAACGCGCCATCTCAGACGCGCGCCGGCACGAGGAGGTGCGGTTCTACGGGTACGGCGAGCAGCAGCAGCTCGGCTGGCACACCCCCATGAGCCCGACGTGGCAGAAGGCGTTCGCTGGTCGGCGATGAACATCCTCCTGCTCACGAACATCCGATGCGGGAAGGGGCTCGCGAAGGACGCTGAGATTCTGGCGGAGGATCTGCGAGCGCTCGGCCACGAGGTGACGCCCTGGGACTACCGGGACGAGCCGCCGCTGCGCGGTTCGATGTTCGACCTCGGCATCTTCCTCGAGACGCTGCTACGGTCAACGTGGCACTGGTGGCGTCCCATGTGCCGCCGGTTCTGGTGGATTCCGAACCCGGAATGGGTCGATAGCCAGCATCAAGAGCTCGTTCCGTCAATCGAGCTCATCCTGGCAAAGACGTGGCACGGACGGGCGGCGCTCCAGAAGCGTTACCCGACCGCTGCGCTCGAGTACAGTGGCTTCCGCTCGCGCGACCTCGGGTATTCGCCCAAGCTCGAACGGGTGTTCTTCCACGCCCACGCCGGGGCTAGCACGAAGGGGACCGGGGCCATCCGTGAAGCGTGGGATCGGCACAAGCTCCCGTATCCGCTGCGCATCACCGCCGGGATGATGCCAGAGAAGGAGTACAGGGAGGTGCAGCGTTCCGCTCTGTTCCATCTGTTTCCATCTGAGTACGAAGGGTACGGCCACGCCGTGCATGAGGGGCTTGGACTCGGAGCGCTTGTCGCTACGCTACCGTCATGGGATGACGGAGGCGGGGCCATCTGCTACTTCGATTCGGCAGCGGGACCGCGCCGCGGGTGCGTGGATACCTTCCTCGTCTCGTTCAACGACGTGGCAAAGGAAGTCAAGACCATGTGGGAGTTGACGGACGAGCAGGTAGAGCGGGAGCGAAAGATCGCTCGAGCCTCTTTCGAGGAGGACGCTCGCGAGTTTCGACGGCGGCTGAATCTGCTACTGCGCTACTGAGGTAGGCGCGCCCCGGAGTTGGACCGAGCAGCGAGGGAAGAGAAGCCTGGGGAGGCAGACTCGCCGGCTATCCTGCGCGCGCCTGCTGCTAGGGGACCTTGGTACCTGACGCCTCGAGTGATGCCTTCGTATCGGCGATAACAGAAGCGTTCGGGCTCGAGAGGAGGACGGCGGCGGTTTCCTTTTCCTTCTTGCCGGCCCAGCCCATCGCCATGAGGCCAGCGCTGACGGCAGCCCAGCCCTTCATCAACTCGTCGAAGCTAAATTCACCCGAGAGCGTGTGGACGATGATCAGCGCGCCGCCCAGAACGGCTGAAAGACCGGCACCTTTTGTTTTCCAGCCCTTGATGAGACTCGTAATCTTATCCACGTCATCTCCTTTGACGCCCGCCTTGCGTAGCGCCTTCTTTACCCCGAGAAAGAAGAGAGTTTCGCGCACCTTTCGGGGAAGCAGATCCGCGACCTTGGCGAAAATCAACGCCAGCCCCATCCTCCGGCCGGCGACCATCCAGTCAGCCACGAAATGACCAACAGGACCATGAACAGGATCGCGATGACGCGAATCACCTGCTTCACAGTCCCGTCCATCGGGATGAGCTGGACGAGGTAGAGAACGACGCCCAGAATGATGAGACCGACGAGAAGGGTCAGCATCTAGGGCAGCGCCACTGGAGGCACGCACCCGCAGCGGGGCATGCAGATGGTTACCAAGTCGCCCTGGTTACCGTAGACGACGACGCCGAGCACTGGAGGCCCTTGGTTGTTCGTGCCGTTGTACCACGTCGTTCCGGTAGGGGCTCCGACCATCAGGTACACGCCGGCGGCATTGCCGCGCACGATGCTCGGCGTGGCGCACGGGTCTGGCGTCGGCGCAGCCGTTGGCCTCGGCAGCGGCGGCGGGATACGAACGGTCGGGCTGTCGTCGCAGCCGGTCAGCAGCAGGACCGATAGAAGAACGCTGATTCGCAGCGTGTCGTGTAGTGCTCCACTCCACATAGGAAACCTCCTACTCCATCGCCCGCCTGAGCCAGCCGGCGGCGTACTTCTCGAAACGAGTCGTGTTCGTTGACTGGACGAGCTCCCGGTAATGAACGCCCTGCTCGAGCCTCATGGCGTACACGAGGAGTTGTTGGTTGCACATGTTTGCGGCGTGGATCGTGCTCCGCCCGATCGCCCCGTCCACCGCTACTTCTTCCGGCCGGCGAATCAGGTAGTTGATGGCGCGCTGGAGAATCTCCGAGGCTTTCTTTCGGCCGCAGTTCACGCCGATGTCGAACAACTTGACCGCAACGTCAGACTCAAGATCGTTGCAGCCGAGCGGCTCCCAATAGTCGCGATGGTAGATTGCCTTGGCCTGCTCGAGCGTGAGCGCTGCGATGTCGATATCGGGATAGGCTCGCTTGCTGATTCCGAATTTGGTCTCTCCGCCTGGATCGTCAGGGTCGTTCACGTAGCCGCCCTCCCAGCGGAGAGTCCGTTCGATCGCGTAGGCGAACCCGCTCACGATGAAGATTCGTCGGGCTCGGGTGAGCGTAGGCGTGCGCTCGGAGCGCGGATGCTGTCCAAGCGGCCGTGGGCTGCGGCGATAGCTCGCTCGGTCATGGTCAAGCGTGTCTCGACGCCACGAAGGCGCTCGCGCGTCTCGGCCTGGCGGGTGTTCCCATCGCCGACGGTATCCCGGATCTCGTCCACCTTCTCTCCGAGCGCTTTCACATCGTTGCGCAACCCGTTGAGCACGGCGCCGCACAGCAGAGCGATCAGAGCCGCTACCAAGCCCATGATCCACTGAACAATAGGGTCCAAGTCATTCCTCCTCGGGTACTCCCAGGGTGCGGCGGAACATGCTGGTACCACGCTTGCGACCGTTCGAGTAGGCCAGTTTCAGAGCCTCGCGCTTCTGCTCGTCCTTCAGCCGAGCCCACAGAGGCGTCGCCATCATCTTCTCGACCTCTCCGTGCGCTTCCGCTCCAACGAGCCGGCTCAACTGCTCATACTGTTGCGGGTTCAGTGCCAACATCTTGGCGGTGCCGAGCTTCGGCTTCTTTCCGATCTGGAGCGAGCGATCGGGAGCGTCCAGTTTCACTTTCAACGCCACCGCCGCCTGTCGAACCGGATCGTCGGTCACGGAAGAAGCCCGCACCGGGAAGAACAGCGACAGCCCCGGGGAGTCGTTCTTGATGGGCGTACCCCAGGCGTCGATGCGTTTCGCCAGCCCTTGACTCATGCCGGGAATGCGTGCTCGGAACTCGTCCATCTGCGTCTGCGTGTCGTGCAGGTACGGGTCGAACAACTGGTTCGCTTTGCTGATCTGGTTCGGAACCGCAGTAGCAACAAGCCGCTGTAGTGCTCGCTTCCCGCCGTTGTCCTTCCAGTCCGTAGCCGCGTGAACGAGATCCCCGAGCTTCGCGTAGTCGCGCATCGCTGGTAGGTTCTTGACGAACGCCATCGTGACGCGAGCGCCGAGGTTGTCAATCGTTCCGTCCGACATCTTCGGCAGGATCTCTGCGAAGTTGGCAGCAAGCCCAGCAACCGCTCCGACCGGCCCGAGCAGGCTCAGCTCGATACGCTTGTCGCCGACCTTTAGGCTGTTCTCCTTGTTCCCGGCAGCGAGCCACGCGCGGCGCTCGTCCGGGTCCACAGGTCCGTTGCCGGTGATGAGACCCTTGCTGACCATGTAGGCGACCATCGCCATGGCGGAAGTGCCAGCGTTCATCCGTCCGCGGGCAAGCGCCGCCTCGGTTCCGCCAGCCTTCAGCGCAGTGCGCACCTCGGGAAGCACGAGATGAGCAATGGGAGAATGCTCGAGTGCCGCTTTCGAGAGGTTCGCGGCGATGCGCGGGAACGGCATCAGGAAGCGGCTAGCAAGACGCGCAGCGTCCATCATTGGAGCGCTGTTTTCGATAGGCCGACCGAAACGGTCTTTCCCTTCCCCGAATCGTGTCCACGCCTCGGCTACAGGACTACGATCCTGGAACGTCCTGTGCTTCGCGGCAGTGTCGGCGAGCTTATCGAAGCTCTTGCCGTCCATCATGAACGACTCTGGCTTCTCCTGAGCTCGCGCTCGGTACTCCTCGAGCGCCTTGCCCTTCAGGCCCTTTTGCAGCCCCTGCCGCGTGGCAAGCGCAGCCACCTCACCGTCGTAGGCCCAACGGTAGAAGAACTCGGTTTCCGCTCTGAGGCCAGCCATCGGTCCGTAGCGGTCGAGGGCGTTCATCGGCCCGTGCATCTCAGGCTGACCGCCAGCAACACCCTTCCCGCTGCCGTACATGGCGCGGGCTTCTGTCAGCGCTCGAGCGGTACTGTGGAGCATCCCGGAAATCTTGGCTGGCACCTCGGCGAACCGAACCCGCCCAGGATCTTTGCTGAACGCCTGCCCGGCCGCAGTAACCGCGGTGGAGTACAGGTCCGACGCGACGCTAGCCATATCGGAAGCCACAGCGCCGCCCAGACTCGAAACGGTCATCAACGATGACTTCCAAACCTGGAGCGTCCGCTTGAGCGGAGGCCCCTTGTGCGTGTCGCGGATGAACTTCGCCACCTGAGCCGGATCGTCCATCTTCGCGAGCAGCATTGCCCGCTCCTGGAGAGTGCAAGCCATCAGTCACACCCCGCTGCTTTTAGAATCGCTGCGATCCGCTGCGCTCGGCTAGTCCCGAGGGACACGTCCCGGAGCATGTTCAGGCCGCGTCCAAACTCGGTTGCTCCCGGCTCCACCACGCTTTGCAGCATCGCGTGGCGCTGTTCGATCTCCCAGTACCGAGCGAGGTTCTCTCCTGTGGGCTCGATCGCGACCGCCTTCGCTGCCCTGTGCAACTCGAAGTTGGCTTCGCGAAGGTGCCACGCCCAGGCAGCGAGCTGGTGCCGAGTCATTCCACCCGCTGGACGCTTCTTGTCGAGTTGTTCGGCAGTGAGACCGGTCAGTTCCTGAATGAGCGGTGCAGCTTCCTCGAGCGTAACCGCCCGCGGCTTCCTGGCCGTTTTCTCGCCCCAAAGCGCTGCCGTCTCCCGAACCGAGTTCATCGCATCGTGAACAGAGTTGATAGCACCGAGATTGACCGGCGAGCGCGGCGGTGGAGGCGGAGCGGACGGCGGCGGTGGTGCTGCTGCCGCTGGCATCGGCTGAGTAGTCGGAGAGACGGGGATGGGCTGGGTCGTAGGCGAAGCAGGCATGGGCTGCGTCGTCGGCTCGATCGGCATCGGCTGCGTGTCGAGCGAGAATGTAGGCTCAGGCCCGATCGCGTCCATGGTCTGCTCGAGGTCGGGGTAGTCGCTCAGGTTGTCCGGGTGGATCTCGTCGCCGTTGGCGAACGCCTCATTAACCGCCGCTTCATGGACCGCCCCGAGCCCTGCCTCCTCCGCAGCCGCCCGCGGCATCAGCGGCAGCTCAGCAGCAGGTACGCGCTGATCGAAGATGCGCGGCGCTTCGACGCGAACGCCCGGCTCGTCGAAGTGGGCCGGGAGCGCTTTGCCCTGAAGCCGAACGTGGTCGTGGTAGTCCATCGCTTGCGCTTGTACGGTCTGCTTATCGAGGCCGGTCAGTTCGGACAGGGCATCCAGTTCCCCCTTGGCCGGGAACGTGTCCTTGCCCTGTACAGCGCGGCGCATCCGTCCTGCCCAATCGAACAGGCGGGCGTGGAGCGCGTCCGGAAAGATGGCTTCGACGGAATCGTGCTTGCCCCGTCCGAGCCACCGGCGACGATCTGGAGTCGGCTCCGGCGGCGGCGGGATCGGATCCGGAGCGGCGGTGGCGGATCCCTTGGTCGGACGCCCGAGCCAGTCGTTCGCATAGTTTCCGGTCCCTGGCGAGCCCTCCGATGGCAACATGCGCTCGCCCTGCCTGCCTGTAGGCGGTCGCTGAGCAGGCATAGGCTGCGTCGTTGGCCCCTGGGGCGCTTCGGCCGCAGGCATGGGCTGCGTAACCGGCCCGGACTTCGGAGCGGCTCCTGGGGCATCCTGGAGCGGCATGGGCTGGGTTCTGGTCAGCAGTTCCGCCTGCCGAGCCGCCCGGCGCTCCTCTGGCGACTGCCACTCGGGCGACTGCTCCTGTGCGAGCCGTTTTCGGAGCCCCTCGAGCACTCCCTCGAGCATCCGCTTCTGAGCCGGCGGCATCTTCACCCCGGCTACCTGAGCCCGAATGTCATCGATCTGCGCCTGCGTCTCTCCGATCGCCTTCGCCTGAGCCGGCCGGTACTGCGCCTCGAGCGAGGTCGGATCGAGCGGCGGCGGCTTGATCGGCGACGGGGCAACCTCGGGCGGAGCAGCAGCAGCGGGCGCCTCGGGACCGCCCAGCAGCGTGCCCGGCTCGATATGGACGCTCGGACCACCCGGGCGCGGTGGAATCCTGTTCCCGCCCTGCCCTGCCAGTGGGGGCCCGCCCGGATACCCCGGTGGGGGCGGCGGCAGCTCAATGGGCTGCGTCGAGGCGTCTGCGAACGGTGGTGGTGCTGCTGGGGGCGCTCCCGGGGGCGCTCCTGGCCTGCCTGGAGCTGGTTTGGCTGCTGGTGGTGCAGCGCCGCCCTCGAACCACATCTTGTCGAACGCTGCACCCGTGGCGAGGCCGGTCAGTACGTTCTCCAGAGACGGAATCTCGCCCTGCATCAGGTCGCCGGCAGCCGCCATGCCTGCACCGATACCGCCACCGACCAAGCGCTTCCCTGCGTTCACTGCGAAGCTCGGTCGGCCAGTAGCGAACTGGGGCGCCGCCTCGAGCGCCCAAGCGCTGTTCGGGTGCGCTTCCTTGAGGTCTGCCGATGCCTGCCCGAGCTCGGCCTCAACGTCCATGTCGATGCCCTGAAGCCGAGCGCTCGCTTTGGCGATCTCGTTGACGCCCTTGCCCATGTAGGCGCCGCCAGCGAAACCGGACCCTGCTGCTAGCAACGGGTTCGCGCTGACCGCACCTGTCGCTACGGCAGCGCCAGCACCAGCAGCACCGGGAAGGAGGCCCTTGGCCCACGGCAGCAGATAGGGAGCCGCGGCCTCGGTCATGCTCAGCCCCGGATCGCCCGGTTCTGCTACCACCTCGTCGTTGGGCCCGCGCGAGACAGGCTGCCCCTTCGCGCCCATCATCGCGGCAAACTCGGCGCGACGCTGTTCCCGCTTCTTCTTCTCCTCCTCCTCAAGCTCCCATGGCCGCGGCGTGTGGAAATCAACCGAAGGAAGCGCGACCGGCGAGGCGGACGGCGACGCCGTGGGCGCAATCTGCACCCCGCCGCCGAATACCGCGTTCCACTCTTCCTGGGTCGGCATCTACTTCTTCTTCTCTCCGAATACCTCGGCGAGCGCTCGCCATTCCTCATCCGGCATGGTCCGGATGTCCGGATACTGCTGCATGGCTGCCGCATGAATGTTCTGCTTCCACGCCTCGAAGCTCTCCGGCGGCAGCGCTTTCGCGACGACCTTCAGCAGCTCAACGTCAGCCCTCAACTCCGGCTTCTGCACGATCCGCTCGGACCATTCCGCTGCCTTTTCGATCGCGAACTTCCTGCCCTGCTCGTTCACGAGCTTCGGACTGGGAAGGTTGCCTTCGAGATCTGGCTTCATGGAGGCGTTTTCCGCCGAGCGCATGATCGCGTAAGACTCTTTTACGAACTCCTTCGCTGCTGGACTCTTGAGCTTGTCCGCTCCAGACTCCTTATCCGTCCGTGCGTCGTGGATCAACTCCTGCCGCTTGATGTTCTCCGGAGTCGATTCCGTCGCCAGCCGTGCGTTCGTACCAGCAGCCGCCGTGGCGGCAGCCTGACTGGCCGCGTCCTGCCGCTTGAGCGCAGCCTCACGCCGGCCGGGAGCAGACTCAAGGAACGCCGCATCCGCCTCATTCGCCGCCTGGTGGGTAGCCTTCGTCTCCTCGACCTTGCGCAGATCCGGGCGCCACTCGAACCCCTTCAGCGCGCCCATATCGCCCTGGTGGAGCGCGAACAGCGCATGGGTAGACTCCTGCGGCGTTGCGGGGCGGCGCGTGCCGTCAGGATTGACCACCACGATCGGATCGTCGATGTGCTGCGCTACGAACTCCTTCGACTTTTCCTGCCGCTTCTGCTCCTCGAGAATCTGCGCCTGATGCGCCTTCAACTGCTGCTGTTCCATGGACGCTTGCCCCATGGCAATAGACAGCCGCTTCTGCTTCGCTGCGCGGTCCTCGGCATCCCACCGGCCTGCGTTCTCCTGGTAGGCGCCGAGCAGCGCTGGATTCTGGAACACCCTGCCGATGAACCCCGTTGCATCGTTGAGGCTCCGACTGAGCTGCTGCCCAGGGTTCAGCACGGTCGGCTCCATCAGGCCGGGATCGATCTGGAACGCGCGTGGGAGTAGCCCGAGCTGCGAACCGCCCGGATTGAAGTCGAACATCCCCGCGTCGGGAATGCCGTAGTCGTCAGGCATGGCTCAGTACCTCTGGACGCCGCGAGCGCGCTGCGTCTGCATCGCCTGCCGGCCCGGCATGGCGCCCATCCCCTGCCCCATGCCCATCCCGCCCATTCCGCCCATGCCCTGCTCCATCTGCCCGCCGCCAGGAGCCGCCATCCGGCCCTGCCGGAAGGCGTTCATGAGTTGGAGAAAGGCGGGCGAGAGCCCGTACTGCCCGGAGAACTGTGGACCGTTGATCGGGCGGTTCCCGAACGGCAGCGGCGTCCCCTGGTTGCCGTAGTGGCTCGAGAGCAGGGTGTCCAGCATCGGATTCGTCGGACGCGCCTGCTGCTGCATCTGCTGGTTCTGAAGGTTGTGCGCGAGGATCTGGCTCAGGAGTTGCTGAAACGAGCTGTAGTTGTTCCTGTCTGGCATGGTGCCTCCTCAGTACCGCGGGATGTTGTAGGCGTAACCGCCGGAAGTGCTGTACGGTCCCGTGCTCGTCGAGGACCCCGTTTGCGTCTGCATCGGGAACGTCTGCGGCGACTGGTAGGCCGCAGGCACGCCGCCCTGCTGGCGCCCGAGGCCCTTCGCGAGAATGTCCGTGAATCCGCCGACCCAATCCATCGTCCCCGGCTGGTACTCCTGCGTTCCGCCGCCACCGACGATCTGGACGTGATCCACAGGCCGCGTGAGGTCGTTCATGTGGTTCCACAGCATCTCGGCGCGCTGGAGCCCGAGCGCAGACTGCTGCGCGCGTAGGCTCGCGTTCGCCGAACTCGCCTGGGTCGCCATCGAGGCGTTGGCGATGCTCGCCTGCGTCGCGTTCCCGGCATTCGCGATGCTGGACTGAGTATCGAACCCGGCGTTCGCCGTGCTCACCCCGGTGGCGAGGTTCGCGTTCGTGGACAGGCCACCCGCGCGTCGCCCGAGAGCGTTCTGCACGAAGCTGTCGTAGAACTGCCCCATCACGTCGTTCACGCCGCTGTACGCCTGCTGCTTGCCCTTGTTCTTCAGGTACAGCGCGAGCGGGCTGTTCACGTCACGACCCGACAACGCGAACCCCTCGTTGATGTCCCGAGCGCCAGCCTCGTAGGACCGAGCGGCACCCTTCCCTGCCCGCTGCGCCAACGCCTCGAGCAGATAGGCTGGTGGCAGGCTCTTGAACGCCTCATCGTTCATGTCGATCAACGAGGCTTCCGCGTGGCCCGCGTTCGAGTGCCCCGCCGAGGCGTGGCCGGCGCTCACGCCGCCACCACCGAGCCCAGCACCGGACATCCAGTTGCCCAGCCCGCCCTCCCCGCCGCCCATGGCCGCTTCGAGGTCGCGCGCCGTGAGCATGAACTGGCCCTGCGAGAGGATGTTCCGCTCGTCTGTTGGCAGGTTGTAGATCCCCGCGTCGAACGCGATCGGCTGCGTCTGCGATACCTGCTTCCCGCCGCCGCCACCAAAGAACTTGTTGACGAGGAAGCTGCCACCGGCAATTCCCGCTGCTGCCCAGGACATCTAGCTACCCTCCAAGGCGAGCGAGCATTCGCGAACACGCTCGATCAGCGCCTTCTCAATGACGTGCGGCTGAATCAGTTGCTCCTCGAGCTTGTCGAGGTCCGTTTCGTTCGACGGGTGATAGGTCGTCCAGATGCAATCCTCAACGATCAACAGCACCCGTCGCGTTCCAGGTTTCGTGATCCCGGTGTACGGCGCCCGGATATCGACGATCCCCTTCCCGTCGAACACGCGGGCCCAGCCCTTCGAGACGGTGTAGGGGTGCTCGGTCTTGTGGATCTTGCTGATGATAATGGCGCCCTTGGGCATGAAGATCTCGCGCACGTACAGCCCTGGAGTGAAGCGATGCACGAGGGGCGCATCGATCCGCTCCGGCAGCGTCATGAGCAGCGCCTCGAGCACGTCCACAGGATCCTCATCAGCCATCTCCGGCCAAGCCAGCCCTTGCGGAACGATGGTGGCGAGCTCCGCCTTGCCCTCACGTCCTTCGCTCATGACGGATTCACCCTTGGCTTCACCCGGAAGATCCCTTCGCGGACAACCGTACTGGTCAGACCACCAACGACCTTGACGATCCCGAAGCGGTAGTCGTGCGGGTCGAGCAGGCCTGTCGCGGTCGAGTTGATCGGGAAGTGCGCCGCTTCGTCGCCATCCACAGTCCCGATGACGGAAAGGACGGTCTTGTTACCGTGGCTGATGTAGAGGTGTATCACGGAGCCGGTGAAGCCCGTGCCGGTCACGGTGAGCTGGGTCGGGTAGCTGTCGCCCTGGTTCACCTCCATGAGCCCGCCATCGGGACTCGTCGGCGACACCACCTGAATCTTGTTTCGTCCAAGGTGGCCGAGGATGTAGCCAGCCTCGCCAGCCGCGTAGCTCCCCGGTACCGGCGTCGAAAGCGGATCGCCAGCAGCGCCGGCAGCGTTGAGCTTCTCGCCAGTAGAGCCCGCGTCCAAGTGGCCAGCAATCAACTCGTCCCAGACGCCATCGACAATCTGCTGAACGGTCGGAGCCGATCCACCGCTGGCGTTATCTACGATTTCCTTGACCACGGAGCCCGCCACCGCACTCGCGTAGGTGGTGGTCGAGTCGGTGTCGAAGAAGTCCTTCAGGGCTGGAGCGGTCAGACCGCCAATGGTCCCCGTGACGTTCCCGCCAACGTTTCCGGTCACGCTTCCGACGGCGCCAACAACGCTCGCGACGGTCCCTACTACGTTGCCACCGACGTTCCCGGTAACAGAGCCAACCGAGCCAGACACGCTCCCGGTAAGGTTTCCAGTGATAGCGCCGCGGATATCAACGCCGCCGGTGCCAGCTTCTGCGCGGATACCGTCTGATGTTCCGCTAGTCCCGCCACGAACGTAAAGACCGTGAGCGCTCGCACCAACTGCTAGCACGCTAATCCCATTCCCATCAGTCGTGCTAATAGACACGCCTGGACCGCCGCCAGAACTGCCAGCAATTTCTAGCCCAACGCCACCAGAATTGCCAGCGTGGATGTCCATCCCTGCTCCTGCCCCGTTACCAAGAATCTGTAGACCACTTCCGCCGCCACCAGTAGATTGCAACTTGAGCGCGGCGCCGCTTCCGGTAATCACAACGGGCGCGTTCGTACCAGCGATGAACAATCCACCAGTCGCACCAGCAACCGCATCAGGGATACTGTTGAGCGTTCCGGTCGGACTCGACACGTTGAAGAACTTCTTGAACCCACCAGCCAGCAGCCCAGCGGTCTCAGTAAGGGCTGTGGTGAGGATTTCGACAAGGCTCGCTTTCATATTGCCGTTACTCGTAAGAGCAGCAGGGAGCCGAGATTGGATGTCATCAAGATCGGAATGAACGGTTGCCGGAGTCAGCCCAGTTACTGCTGAAGTAACGGTCACCAGCGGGATGACGTTGTTCGTCCCCGCGTAGCCGGTGCCGTCGAAGAACGCTTCCGCGTTGTCCGCAGCAGTTGCGTCAGTGGAAAGCTGGACAACGTTGACACCAACCTGCGCCGTGGTCGTACTGACGGCGGCGCCTGCGATGTCAACGGTGTCCGACTTGACCAGAGCACTCGCGCCGGTTCCGGTGTAGTTGACCGGCTGCGTCGTTCCGACGTTGGCGCTCACGGTGGTTACGCTGGTGGTGGCGACGCCGTTGACGGCAAGAGCGTCCGCCTTGATGTTCCCGGCTCCGGTCAAGGCAGCGGGGATACGCGCCTGAATATCGGCGATTCCGGTCGCGTTGTCCACGGTCTGCGGGAAGGACGTATAGACCTGGACCGTGCTGGTGATGGCCCCGGTGCCTTCGTAGGTGAACGCGATGTGGTTGTAGTTGGTCTCCGCCTGCGCCGGAAGGTAGGAGTGCAGCCCCTTCCCTTCGTGCGTGCAGATACCGGAGCCGACCGAGCCGATAGTCTGCGTCCCACCGTCGCCGGTGATGTAGACCGTCACGGTCCCGGTGAAGTTGGTTCCGTCAGCGGCGGTGGTCATCTGGACAGCGGCAACCTGGCTCGCTACGTTCTTCTTCACGCTGCCCTCCCGGGCATCCACAACTTATTCGCACCGCGAGCCCATGCCGCTTGGAAACTGCCAGCCGCAGGCGCGTACAGGCCGGTAGACATGTCGTGTCCGAACCACGGACGGAGCGGCGGGTCATCCGACACCGAGCAGCCGCTCACGGTCCCGGTGCAGCCGTTGCCGCTCCAGTCTGGAACGTTGGTCGTACCATTTGAACCGAGCTTGTGAAACAGCTTGGTTCCAGCCATATTGTGAGGATTGAATTGCCACAATTGAATCTCGGCCAGCGTCAACTCAACATTGAGATACGCGAAGTCCGAAATCCTCCCTTGCCAAGCCGTGCTTCCGCCGACCAGGTTGCCGATCCCGAGCGCTCCGCCAGCGTCAGAGACAAGAGCCCCGGTCCCGACGGTCTGCGTCCCGTAGGAGACTTCGGCCATGTTGGTGCCGAGCGTCCCGTAGTAGATGCGATTTCCCGAGCCGGCCGAGTGCGTGAAGGCGAAGCAGTGCCAGGTGTTGAGCGCGAAGTTTTGGCCGGTGGAGATGGAGAGGTCGTTTGTTGTCGCTCGGAATGTGACGAAGCGAAGCTCGTTTGTATCGAGCGCATTCCAGACCGCCTGGTTGGCCTGACCCCCGACGTTGCTGTTCTTGCGCCACAGCCTCCGGTCTCCGGTCTGGGTGGTCGGGTAGGTCCAAGTGAGATACGTGTAGGCGGTGTGGCTGTCGAGGTCGGTATCGGTTACCGATACGACATCGGTAGTCGCGCCGCCGAAGGTCAGGGCCATCGTTCAGTCCACGTAGGAGAAGTAGCAGAGGCTCGGGAAGATGTAGAGCCCAGCAGCCAGCGTATCGGCAGCCTGCGCGCCATCGCGACCCATGAGGAAAAACACGGAGTCTCCGGCCGAGAAGTTGCCGGCAGTGGCCGCAAGCTCCTGGATGTCGGCGAGCCGCGCTGTGCCTGGAACGGTAATCAGCCCGGTGATGGACTCCTCGTGCGTGGTCGGATCTACGCTGTCGTTGTCAACGATGGTTCGGTAGTCCACGTCGTACTGCCAGTCGCCAGTTGTCGCGGTTGTCGCCACGAAGATTCCGAACTTCGGCGTACCAGCGTAATTCTGCGGGACCTTGAATGCGCCACCGAGCGTGACCTTGGTGCCGCTGTCGGCAGCCTTGAACACGAGGCCTTGGTACAGGTCATTGGCGAGCAGGTTGACAGCGGACGGCTCGGGCGTGATGTTCCCGGACGTGTCCGGCAGAGTACTGGCGCCGAAGATCGGGATGCGGAACGTTGTGCCGGCCATCGTCAGTCGATCCTGAAACGGAAGGCAAAGTAGACCTTGCCGAGCTTCTTCTTCTGGTTGTTGGTGAACACGCCGGGGGCTGCCGTCTCGATGGCGCTGCCGAACCCGGCCTTGGCGGTGTTCTGGTAGTAGTCCTCAAGCGCCTGGAAGGCAGCGTTCACTTGCGCCTTCGTATGCGAGTGCGGAGTCCGTTCAGGCTCGGACTCGTTGCGCATCGCGCGCAACTCTTCTGCGGTGAGTGCAGCCATCGTTCCTCCTACGGTCCTACGAGAGTCGCTGTCGCGCCATTCCCGATGTAGAGCTTGTTGTCGTCAGAGTCCCAGCACGGATAACCCTCGGTGACCACGCCGCTGCAATCGGAGGCGGTGACGAGCTTGATTGCCGGCCCACCCTCGGCGTTGCTGTCGGCGTAGTTGCCAACCGTGTTGCTGCCAAGCGTGGGCTGACTCCATCCAGCGAGCCCCGCTCCAACCATGAGGGTGTCGCCGTTCGACCCGACCGGAACCTTGCTCCACTGGTTCGATCCGTTGGCGGCAATGAGGTCGCCGGCTACCGGATCGTTCGGCAGAGCGTCGTCATGGTCGAGTAGGCCGTGCGGGACGAGTTGCGCTGGCTGCGCGCTCACGTAGCCGCTGTACTCCATCGTGAGCACGTAGTCCGTCTGGCCGGCGCCAGGCAGGAACACGAACTCGTCATTGAGCCAGAGCGGCCCCTCGATCTGCATGGCGAACCCGGTGGTCGGGTTGTTCAGCCCGACACCGATGGGCTTGCCGAAGTCGCTGTTCCAGACGTTCGTTGCGTCCTCGGTCCATATACCGCTTCCGGCACCGCTCGGTCCGGACGGGCCTGTAGCGCCGGTAGCCCCACCCGCCCCCGTGGCTCCAGTAGCCCCGGCCGCACCAGCAGACCCGCCCGCGCCCGTAGGCCCGGATGGGCCTGTGGCGCCCGTAGTGCCCGTCCCGGTGGCCCCGGTGGCTCCGGTAGGCCCGGGGTTCGTCCGCCACTCGCCCTTGCCCGTAGCGGCGTTGTAGGTCAGCGCCTGGCCGTCGATGGTGCCGAAGCCGATTGACGATGGCGGCATCAGGGTCGAAGCACCGAGCATCGCGAATGATAGGCCTGCTCCGACCGCCAGGACGTACCCGAGATACTTCTTCATACCTTCACCGCCGAGAGCGCCAAGAGCACCTCCCCTGCCGGTGGGCTACCGCCGAACGCTGGCACCGGCTCGCCCAGGTCGAACTTGAACGTCTTGTTGTCGGGCTGGAGCGTCCAATCGTTTCCGTTTGTGGTTGCCCGCCCGCCCTTCAGCACCACCAGCCAATCCACCTCGCGCGCGACCGAGAACGTGTCATTCACGCCGTTGACCGTTCCCGACGGTACCTCGAGCACGATCCCGTGGCTCGGGATGATGTTGAAGGTCGTGCCTACCTGCTCCACCATCCCGGCAAGCCGCAGAGCTCCGTTCACCGGAGGACCGTTCGCCCGCAGCGAGGTGACTCCAGACGCCGTTACGACCGTGGTCAGGTCAGACGCGGCAACGATCCCGCCCTTGAGCTCAGCGTCCATGAGCTGCTTCGTGATGGTCTGCAATCTGTCGTTGAGCAGGAACACCTCGCGCTCGGTTTCCCCGAATGCGAGCTCGAGCTTGTACAGCTCCTCCCGGTCGAGATCATCGAACACCGACGTAGCGAGGATGGCTCGGAGCGCCCGGATCAGGTCGATGGTGACCGGAGTCGGTGGGCTGTTGGCGAGAGTGACGGAATCGTTCGCCATCAGGCCACCCGCACCGCTTCAGGCTTCGCTCCGACAACGTAGTGCGAGATCTTCGGCCGACCGTTCTGAACCGAATGCACCCATTCGATCCGGAACCGGCGAGCAGCGCCAGACTTGCACCGATGCCGACCCGCCTGCGTTATCTTCACCCCGGCCGGCAACTGATACGCCTTCGAGTCGAACGGAACCGCCTCGCCGTCCCGGTACACGTTCACGGTGACAAGGCCTTCATCCTGGAGGTCAGGACAGGACTCCCATTCCCAAAGCACCTCCTCGGGAATCACCGAGGTGATGCCGTCGCCGAACCACGGAGTCGAGAACCGCCATTCGTAGTCGTAGCCGTTCGCCGTGTAGATGTCAGTTCCGGACCAGACGAGATGCCCGGCGCTGTTCACCTCGGCCTCGATCGAGCGCCGAAGCCGGAAGCAGCGGCCGGTGGTATCACCCGTGTAAACGGCGAAGGTTCCATCGCCGTCCTCGCCGAGCCACGCGCAGCGGTCCCGCACGCCCGAAGCGTCCACATCCGGATCCCCGGGCAGAGAGTAGGTCCACGCCCCGCGCTGGTAGTCGTAGACGAGGTGATGGGTCAGCCCATCGTCCGGATCGCGCACGAGCCACGTCACGATCGGCTTCTTCGCCTGCCGGTTGTGGATCCCTGCGGCGTCGAGAAACGCGCCGCTGGTAGCCAGCCGCTCGTACAGCTCCGAGATCTGCTCCGAGATGATGCGGGGCGACTGGCCCAGAAACTCCACGGCGCCCTTCGTCGAGAGCCAGTAGGCGCGCGTTCCCTGAGCCACCACGATGCTGTGGTGGGAGACGCACCCGAAGTCGTCGGTCAGGCGCACCTTCGAGAAGCCGTTGCTGCCGGTCTCTGTCAGCATGTAGATGCCGCGGTTGCGCTTGAGCAGGTAGATGTGGCCCAGGATGCAGAACCCGCCCCTGAGCTCGTCGCTGTCGTCGGGCGCCACGTCCTCCTGCTGTTCTGGGGGGAACGCCCAGGGGTTGCCCTTCTTGCTCCAGTAGTACGTGTTGGGGTTGTCCGGGTCGCCGAACACCACCACGTAGTTGCCACTCGGGCTGATGAGCACGTACCGGCCACGCGGGATCATCGCGTTGTCGTCCGGAGCCGGCCGCGTCTCGTCCAGCTCGTCGTCGCCCTTGTACAGCCAGACGAGATGCTCCCAGATGTCGAAGTTGGAGACGCCCTCGATCTCCTCTTCCAGAAACCACTCGGTAGGGTCCAGCCCGGGAATGATGGCGCCGGGGGAGCCGTAGATCCGGAGCGTGCTCCAGTTCGGCTCCCAGTTGTCGTTCGGCGGGATGATCAGAGCGACTGATGACGTGTCCGCCGGACTGGTGACCACCGTATCCGCCGGCTCAGACACCTCAGACGAGTTGCTCTCGCGCCCAACCTCGGGGTCATAGAACGTGTACTTGAACGTGTACCTTCGGACGTTAAGTTTCGAGCCAGAATCGTTAACCCCCTCGACGTTGGCGCCAGCAAGGACGCCGAACGGGGAACCCCAGGGGCCGATCTGGGGTCCGTCCTCGTCGGTAGGGTCGAACATCGAGCGGATCTCTCCGCCATCCGCATAGTGGATTCGGTGGGCCCACTGAATGAACGTCCCGAGGTTCACCCCCGAGCCGATGATGTCGGACTCGATCGCGTCCTCGAGCCCCGAGATGGCGCCTACCCAGACCCAATCGTCCGGGTCCGTGCTCTCGACAGGAGGCGATCCGGTAGTGGTCCGGAGCCGGTACAGGTAGATGCCGTTGACCCTGTACATGGTCTTGCGACCGCCCACCTCGCCGTACTGCCAACCGGCGTGGCAGGAAGCGAGGCCAGGCGGAGACGTGTCAACGATCTGGTTACCGAGCTGCGTTCGACCCTGCCCCTTCTCGATGCAGTTGTTGTCGAAGCACACGTTGTCAGCGACCGTGGCTCCCTCGTTCGGAATACCAGCCACAGAGCCGTTGTCGTGGAGTCCCGCCAACGGGCGGTCGATCTCCAGGGAGACAGGATCCTTGTAGTGCGGCGTCTTTTTCGGCATTACCAGTCGGACGGCACAGGAAGCGTCACGGGGGGCAGTTTGAACAGGCGGCGAAGGAAGATCGCGTACTGGTAGCGCAGAACGTTGTTGTTGACGCCGTAGAGCCCTCCACCGATCCCAGCGGTGATGCCGAGCGCTACGAAGGTCTCCACGTACCGGAACTTGGGATGCGTCACCGGCACGTCCGAGAACTGGGCTGTGGTCGGATTGGCGAGCTCATAGTCGAACAGCGGGATCGCCGCTCGCGTCATCCAGACGGCGCACTGTCCGCGGCTGGCAGGCCCGAGCGGGCTCAGCATCCCAACGCCGAAATCGTCCCGCTCGGGACCGCCCACCACGCCGTACTTGACGACCTTCTGGATATGGGCGAAGAACACCGTTGCGTCGTTCGGCGGCACGTCCTTGACGAGCTGCGGCAGACGAGCATCCTGCCGTTCGATGTCCGGATCGGTGTAGTTGATCGCGTTGGCGAGCAGCGCGAGCAACTCCTGGTGAGTAAGCGCGTTGTTCGGGGAGAACAGCCGAGGCGGACCAATCTGGGTACCCGCAATGAGGCCCGCAGCTACGCAAGCCTCAATGTGGGCATAGCCCGGGTCCGCCTCTGCCACATCCGCGAACGTCGCCATGCTAGCTCAGGTTCGCCACGCTCACGCCCGAAGGCGTGGTCTTGTTGAGCCCGCCAGAGGTCAGGTTGCCCGCAGCCGCGCCGACACCGATCGCCCGCTGCCGGTCGATCTCCACGAGATCGGACTCCGACTTGAATCCCTTGAACGCGAGCTCGTTGTCGCTGGGCAGCACGCGCCACAGCGGCTCGACCGAGCACACGTCATCAGGAGCGAGGATCCGCAGCACGGTTCCGCCCTTGCGCATCTGGTTCGTGAGGAAGTTGGCGATGAACAGCGGCAGCTCCCAGACTGACCCGGGCGCGCCCTTCTTCGCGAAGGGGAAGTCGATGCCGTTCCACCGGGGCGCGTTCTGACAGGTCTTGGCGCGCTGGTAGGCGACGTTGAACTCCTCCTCGATCGCGGAGAGCGGCTCCTGGTGCGTGTTCGGGTCGTAACTCGTCAGGTGGGCGCGCTGTTCGATGCGCCGGGCCTTGCGGAGCGTCGCCTCGTCGAGGTCGATTGGAGTCGGAAGCGGCCTTTCGGACGTGTTCTCGACCAGCACGCTGTCCACGAAATGTCTCGGATACGCCATGGTGCCTACCTTTCTGGGGTGTAGAAGTCGATGCCGGCTCGAATCGGGCGCTGGGCATCCCGACCGTCCGGGTACAGGAAGTTGATGAGGCGGCGCTCCTGAAGCGCCATCCAGGTTTGCGCCTCTTTCGGTGCGACCAGCGCGGCACCGCGCCCGGAGAGCCGCAGCAGGGCCTTCGCCACCGCTGGCTCATGTGTCGATGTCGGGAACGGAGGTACCCAGTTGTCTGGTGCGTCGTCCGGAATGTTCGGAAGGTGAACGATCCGCAGCCCATCCTCCGCCGACACCGCAGGCGCGAACAGCAAGACAAGATCAGTCCCGGCGATGAAGTAGCCGTTCGTGCCCTTCACGGTCGAGTTGTGCCGCTCCCGAGGCGGAATGCGCGTCAGGGGCCGCGCGTTGCTCCCCTGGTCAAGCCGCTCCACGTACCGCACCTCGCCTACCTGCGACGGAAGCGGGTACATGTTCTTGTCGGCCACGAGGTCAACGAGGTCGGTTGCATCCAGTCGATCGGAGCCAGCGTCCCGAGCGGTCTCGCGCACTTCTTGCAGCCCCTGAAACAGAGCTTGACGAGCCCGACGCCGGCCGATCGCGTCCCGGTTGCTGATGTACTCAAACAGCAACCCCTCCATCTCGAGCAGCGTCATGCGACACCCGGAGCCGGTGGCGGCACCATGACCACAGTTTTGAAGATTCCGAATGCTTCAGCGAACAGCGGCGCCGGATCGGTGCGCTGCTTCGCCAACACCTTAGCCGAGGCGTAGGTCACAGGCCCCTCGTTGTAGGGATCCGGAAGATCCACGTAGAGCGTCGGAGGAGATGCCAAGTAGGTGCGCGAGATGGTGCGGTAGTAGTGCCGCTCGAAGTTGTTCGAGACGTTGTTCTGAGGCCCGTTGCCGCGGCAGTAGATGCGCAGCCGTGGAGTCTCAGACGCCCGGCCGAGCACCGTCCAGAACGCCTCGCCGTAGTCCGGTTGCAGGTTCGGATACCGGCGGATGTAGGTGTCCTCGCCCGGATCCTTCCAGACCGCTCGGTACGGCGGAGAGTCGAGGATCATCACGTCGATGAACCGATACACGTCCGCATCAACGGTCTCGTCGTACTCCGCCACGTCCAGCGTGCCAAGCGTGACGGTGTAGAAGCGCTTGAGGTACGGATGCTGCGCCGCGCGCGCCTTGCCGCTCATGAACGCGGCTTCGATCGCCATCTCGTGCTGGTGCTGCACGCCCTCGTCATAAGCAACCTGGAGCTCTTCTAGGCTCCAGAAGTCCTCCCCGCCCTCCTCGAGCACGCGATGACGCACTCGCGCCTCGATTTCAAGCCATGTCGGAGTCGTCGCCATGCTGCCCTCAGTTGGTCGGGATCAGAAGCCCGCTCTCGTGCTGCTGAAACCCCTGCGGAACAACAGCGCGGCTCGGGTCGGGCCCCTGAATCGCGCTCTCGACTTGCGGCATCAGCATCGCGATGGCATTGAGCCGCGCCTCGCGCTCCTCCTTCTCGCGCTGCTCACGGATCTTGGAGAGCACGTTCGCCTCGACATCGAAGCGGACATGGAACGCCTCGCGCACAAGGTTCGCCTCGAACTCCGGACTCACCAGCCGGCACGGGCAGCCAAGGAGCGGACCGTTCGGCGTCGCCGGATAGATGAGGTCGAACTTCTTGATGAGCCTGCCCTCGAAGTCCTCGGACAGCACGAACCGGCCCTCGTTCAGGTAGTCGATCGGCACCTTCTCCCAAGTTGCAGGCTCGCCACTCGCTTTACTGAACTGCCGCCACCAGACAACATCTTCCGTGTCGATCCCGCGCTCGTAATGCTTCCCGAACACGGGCAGCAAGGACTCAAGGTTGTCCCACGGCTCCCAGGTGATCCGGACGCGGCTCAAGACGGACTGGAGCTCCGCCAAGAGCCACGCCGGGAAGATCGGAATGCTCATGTGTTGCGCCGCAGCCAGTCGGCCGTAGGCATGTCCACGAGAATCGAGGCGTAGCTCTTGGTAACCGAGCTGCCATCCTGGAGCGTGAGCGTCACATGAACGTCCGTTTTCGCGTCCGTCTCGAACATGCTCTCGCTGTCACCGCCGCCCACGGGAACAGACAGGCGGCGGAGCACAGTCCCAGTAGCGCCACCGTCGCGGAACTCGGCCCATGCCCCCTCGGCTTTGGAGACGAGCCGGAAGCCGTAGACCTTGCAGCCGCGAACGACCGGGGGAGACGCGCTACCGTCCCCGACGAGGTATCCGGTGGCGGTAGCGACGATCTCCTTACATTCCGGCACTACGTGCGCTCCTCGCCGAGTGCAGGGCGAAGCGTGAGCACGCCGTTCGCGTCTGTGACGGTTGCGCTCGGCGCCGAGGTTTTCACCTCGACGGTATCCCCGGTGACGATCTTCGCGGTCGAAAGGAACGTCCCAGCGATGGGGGTGTCGGCCGCGGTTGCATACGGCTTGACCAGCATCACCGTGACGCCGTTCACGAGCACATCAACCTCGAACGTCCCAGACGCGATTGTCTGCGGAGAGACGGTGATGTCCACGAAACGGTACGCCCGCAGCGCCTTGAAGAAGAGAAGCCGGGACGAAGCAGTGACGCTCCCGAACTTGTTGATCGGGAACTCGTGCTTCGCGTAGTCCGGAGCGGTGTCACGATTCAGATGCTGGTCGTAGGTAGCCATCCGATCACCCCATCTTGTGAGTCAGGATGATCAGGTTGTTCCCAGCCGGCGGAGAGGGGCTCGCGATGACGGTGATCGCCGTGGTGGTCTTGCTCACCTCGACGAACGAGCCGAACGTAGGCTCGACGAGCACGGTGTACTCGTCCACGCTGTTGAACGTGAGGCCGGGGAACTCGTTCGCCAGGGTGATGGTCCCAGACCCGACGAGCTTGATCCGGGCGATGCGATGGATCGCGACTTCAGCCATTTCCCCCTCCTACCCGATTCCCTTGATCGCCCACTGCGACATCGGCCTCTTGTTGCCGAGGTTCCAGGTCGCGTAGAAGATCGCGCAGTAGGCGAGGAACTGGTTGATCCACTTGAACACGCCCTCGCCCTTGTCCAGCCAGCGCGGCATCGTGCGGTACCCGAGGAAGAAGCTCGACCAGTCGAGGCCCCAGGCGATGCCCTTGGGACACTCCACGTCGCCGATGCACGGGACCGAGCGCTTGTTGAACACCATGCCGAGCGCCTGGAACCCGCCGGTCAGCGTCACGCCCTTGATCGACTCGACGGGCATCAGCGCCTGCCGGTTGACCTTGAGCTGGTTGAAGTAGAGCTGTTCCGTGCGGAGGTCGTAGAGGATCACGTCCGTAGACGCGCCGCCCTTCGTCCGCTCCGCAACCTCGATCATCCGCGTCTGGAACCCGGACTCGAGATTCTGCGTGCCCCACGTCCGCTCGACGTTGCCCTGCCAGTAGGCGTTGCCCGCAGTGTTGCGGTTCAGCCCGTGCCAAGAGGCATACTCCACGCCGTCGTCCACCGCTTCCGGGAAGCCGTTCGGCATCCGGTTCTTGCTGGTCTCCGTCTTGGAGCCCCAGAAGAGGTAGTCGTTCGCCGTGAGGTCGGAAGCGTTGGTGAACGTCACCTGGATGTTCGGACCGTCGATCGCGGTCACGATTCCGGAGAACGAACGCTCCGCGTCGTAGCCCACGAGGTTGGCCGAGGCCGACATCTCGCCACCCTGGAACAGGTAGCGCGTCCCGAAGCCCTTGCCGCCGGTCTCGCCCTCGTCGTAGAGCGTCGCCACGTTGCCGACGACGGTCTTGACGCGGGCCACCGCGCCGGTCGAATCGTTCCAGAACGAGATCGAGGACTTGTACCGGAAGCCCTCCATCGTGTCGGTCATCAACTCCGTGGCCGACTCGACGAAGGCGTCGCGGTCGGTCGCCGACGCTTCCTCGCCCTCGATGTCGAACTCCATCTGGCTCGACACCTTCGCCATGGTGAGCTCGACCTCTTCCCACTTCGGAACACCGGGACCGGCAACGCGCTCGGACCCGAGCATCCCGCGGAACGAGGGGTTCATCGCGGTCTTGAGGCTGAACAGCATGTGACGGCCACCGCGCTTGACGGTGCCCGCTTCGCGCATGAGGTTGGTCAGCGCGAAAGTGGTGGTGAATACCTGCTTCGCCACCCTGTCGAAGATGTGGTTGTACTTCAGCACCTTCTCGAGGGCGACTACGTTCTGTTGCGCCATCGGTTGTTACTCCTGCGTAGCAGTGCGCTCCCAACTCGGCTTCAGCAGCCTGGCGACGAGCTTGAAGTCCCGCGCCTTGAACGCTGCATCCAGCTCCGTATCCTTCGCGGCCTGCGATGCGGTTGGGATCCCACCGCCACCACCGCCACCGTTCTGCGGAAGTTGAGGCTTCGGCTCGTGGCCGAGTGCCTTTGCGTGGCGAGCCCAGCGAGCGAGAACGGCTGAGCCAGCCCGATCCACGCCCACGGGACCGGCATACCGCTCCGGGTCACCTTCGATGAGGCCGTTGACTTCCTCGACGAAGGACTCCGGATCGTTTGCTGCCGCCGCGTTCTTCCGCGCGAACTTGTCGATGAGGGCCGACCGCTCGAGTGCAGTCAGGGCTCCCGTGGTGAGGTTCCGTGCCTCGTTGGCGGTGTTACCCGCGGTCGTGACCTGCGACTTGACCGCATCGAACTCCGTCATCAGGCGACGCGCCCAAGAGGGCATCTCTTCGCCGGCTCCCTCCGAACCGTACCCAGCCTGCTCCCCATCGGGCTGGCCCTCCGGCTGCTGCACCTCGAGAATGCGCCGGAGCTTCCGACGCCCTTCCGAAGATGCCGCGATACCGGCGAACCATCGCTGCCCGATCTCGTCGCCGTGACGCTGCTCGAACTCGCGCATCTGTTTCGCGCGACCATCGGCGGAGTGGGTGTAGGCAAGTTTGGTCAGGATGTCGCTGAGCTTCTCCCTGCTGTATCCCTTTTCCTTGAGCTCGCGGTAGAAGGACACATCCGGGTCTTGCTCGAAAGACGCCTGCTCGGCGCCCCCTGGCGTGTTTGGCTGCGCCTCACCGGCGCTCGCCCCGGACCCCGCTGCCTGTTCGGCAACGTCTCCCGGCATTCCTGGACTGCTCATTGAACGGCTCCCTGCTCTGGCTCCACCGGCGCTTGTTCACCGCCGGGCTGAACTCCCGCCATCGCGGCGAGAGCCCCCGGATCCGATCCGGGACGATTGAGAAGCACGTCGGCCGCCTTCTCGGTGACCGATTTCTTCGCTGCCGCTTCTTGCTTGTTCTCGTAGTCCTGTTTCTGCACTGCGATGCCCTTCTGGAGCTGCTTGTCCTGCTCCTGCTCCATGGACTGCGTGCGCTTCTCGAGCGACGCATTGAGCTGCTGAAAGTAGTCGTCCATGAGCGCGACGACCTTCTTCGGCCAAAGCTCGAAGTCGTCATCGAGAATGCGCAGGCTCAATTCCTCGAGCAGCGGTGCAGGATCCCAGCGCGGATCGACCTTGACCGGCTTCTGGTCGAAGATGATCCGGTCCTGATTCAGCTCGGCGCGGCGCCGTTCCTTCGAGAACTCCCCTTCCACCTCGGTCAGGTTCGGGAAGTTGATCCAGCGCAGGAGCTGCGCGCGCATCTTTTCGGTCATGTTCTGCGGAGGCCCGAACATCCCCTGTTGCAACAGTCCGAGCACGTTCTGAACGCGAGCGCTCGAGAGGTACTGGAGCATCGAGGTGGGCTGCACGAACACGCGGAATGCGTCGATCTGGAGCTTGTCCTTCTTGAACTCGAACACATGCGAGCGCTTCGACTCGCCCATCATCGCGACCATGGTGCCTTCGTTCTCGAACTGCTTCGCGAGGTCCAGGAGAAGCTCGCCCTGCTCCTGACGGGCCGAGGCGTGATCACGCACGATCGGCTGCTGGTCTACCGCGTCCGAGTCCTTCAGCATCGCGGCGTACTCCGCCGCCGGGATGTTCTTCTGGTGCTGGCCGTACGACTCCGGGAACACCATCGCAACGCGCGACATGCCCTGCTCAGCCTGCGCCTTCAGCCCGAACAGCTCGGGTGGAGCAGGAGGCGGAACGAGCCAGTGCGGCGGCGCGGAACCGGGCGCGTGCTCCATCTTGTGAAACCCCATCGCGATGTCCTCGGGGAGTCCGCTCCCCTTCTCAGCGACGAGGTTCGGGCCGCACAGAATCGCCGCCCAGGTCAACGAGTGCGACAGAGCGGAGTTGATCCGCATCTGCGGCTCACGAAGGTCAGACGCCCAAGGACGCGGCCAAAACTTGCCGGGACGGGGCAGGCCTGGATAGAGCTGGAAAGGAAGCCGGCCCCGGGACGACTGGAGCGGGGCAATGCCGAGTAGGCGCGTTCCACAGATGTGGATCTGAACGCCACGCTCCCAACCCGGGTACGGCGCCGGCTTCTGGTAGTACGTGAGCACCAGCAGGCGCCCGTCAGGGAACGCTCCGCTGTACTGAGTGGGCAGCCGCCCACCCGGCATCACGACTCCGTACCCCTCCGCCGGGCCAGGATCGAACTCCTCATCGTCCTTGATGTTCCAGCGACGCCGAACGCTCGCCTCGGACTGCCAGGATTCCTCGATCACATAGTCGGCATTCTGGAACGACGGCTCGGTGAGGCCGACCTGGGGGAAGATGCACCACGGGAGCATCCGGACGACGCGCATCTCGCCCTTGTGCCGAGGCAGCTTGTCGTACCACGTCGGCTTCGCATCTAGGACAGCATCCGGATCGATGCGCTCCTCATAGATCTCGGGCTCCTTACTCTCCCGCTCCTTCTTGTCCTCCTTCTTCTCCTTCTCGTCCTTGCGCTTCTTGTAGCGTGGCGCGTACTCGTATTCGATCGTGCCAGCGCAGGGATCCCAGAACGTCTTTTCGATGCCCATACCGAACACGAGGCAGTCGAGGGCGGAGCGGTGCGCGAGCCGCGCGAGGTCGAGGTTCTTCGCGTAGACCATCAGGAGCTGTTTCGCGTCGCGAGCCGCAAGCTGCGATTCGTAGTCGCGGTTGAGCGCCACCGTGTCGTAGGCCGGCGGGTTCTGAACGATGCCTGCGGCGGCATGAGCCACGAGGCCGACCATGTGGTTCTCGGTGTACTTCTGCCCAGCGTTCACCGGCCGCGGCAGCAATTCCTCGAGCGCTTCGTTCCACCACAGCCACTGCCGGCTTTCGTGGACAAACTCGTAGTTGAGCGGCCACTCGCGCTGCTGGAGGTCGATCCTGTCGTTGTAGGACGCCTCCTTCCGGCCCCAAACGTGCCGAACGAGGTCGTCGGGAGTGAAATCCGTCTTGGAGAGCGCCAGCTCATCCGAGATCGGACTCCCCGCGTCCACATCCGTGGAGCGGTACCCCGACATGCTCGTGTGGACGCTCATCCGGCCATCCCCACGCGCTTCTTCGCGGTCTCGAGCCGCTCTTTCATCTCAGCCGCGCGGTCAGCGTCCCCACGCTCGGTCAGGATCTGCACCGCCTGCTCATACATCGCTACGTCGTCGGAACGAATGGCGAGTTGCGGCTCCGCCTGCTGCACCTTCTCCACGAAACCGTAGGAAACGCCGCGCGGAGTGAACGTGGCGGGGTCCGCATGGTGCGGAGCGACGCCCTTGACGAGCGTGAGCGCGATTTGTGCCTGCCGGGCGTGCTCCGCGAGCACCTTGTTCGCCTCACCGACCGCCTGGAGCGCTTCGCTGGTGGCGCGCCGGCCGCGGTGATCGAGCCACGCCATGAGCGAGCTCAGAATGAGCACGATCAGAAGCTCAGTGGACATAGATCCCGCCTGCGGCTTTGCTGCGTGGAAGTCTGGTGATCCGGATTGCTCCAGCGTCACCTCGACCAGCCTCTGCGCTTGCGGCATCCGCCTCCATCTCCTCGAGTTCCATGAGTTCCTCGAAGGTGTCATGGCCGAACCGGCGCCGCTTCAGTGCGTCCATGCGCGCGTCCCGCATCGCCTCTTCGATGTTCTCCGGAGGATCCCAGGCCATCGTCCTGAGCACGTACCTGAGAGCGTCCGCCGCGTGGTCTGGCATCTTCACCGACTTCTCCGGCGTCTCGAGCAACGGGTTGAGCGGCTTCGCCCGAACCATCTTCTCGAGCTGCGCCTCAAGTTCGATCGAGGCCCCCTCCATCAGGTACACGAGCGGCCGACCCTTGACCGGAACGTGGCAGCGCGTGCATTCGCTCACCGCCTGCTCGTCCTGCTGCTGGTACTGGAGCGTCCCGCAGTGGAAGAAGCTCGGGAACAGCCCGGAGTTGACGTGCGACTCCGACGCCTGGAGCCGCTGCATCGCGGTCTTGTGCGTGTTCGTCGCGATGTAGATGGGGAACGGATCGCGAGCGTAGAAGGCGACGTAGGCCGCGCCCGATGGGTCGCCCACAATCCGCTCCAGGTAGCGCTCGAGGCCCGTGATCAGCAACTCCGGCATCTCGACGCTGCGATGCTTCGCGATGATCTCGTACACCCGCCGCTTCACGTCGTCGCTGATGCCGCGTGGCTGATAGATGCTGTCGAACACGTACACGCGGCGCGAGATCGGATCCTGCGCAACGAACAGGAAGCACGTCGCGTTCGTCTGGCCGAAGTCCACGCCGACGCTGATGGGCCAGTCGGCCGGGATCGGAAACCGAGGAACGACGTTGCGCGAACGCTGGAACGCCCAGTAGGTGCGCTCGCCATCCGTCGCGTCCGGATCGCCTTCGTACTCCCGGAGCCACTTCGCCGAGTTCATCCCCCCGGCGTAATCGCTCGATACCTGCTTGGCCCACTCGTGCTGCTTCGTCGGGTCGGCGCTGTAGTGAATGAACATCACCAAAGCACCATTCGCCGTGCGGTACTGTGCGACACCGCGGAAGGGAGATGTGATCTCCGCCTCGGTCCTGACGACGCCGCGAACGGCCATCAGAACACCTCGGTATCGGGAATCGTGGTGACGGTGAGATCCTCGCCGCCCGGGTAGATCGCGTAATCCTCGGGAGTCTCCCCTCGCCAGAAGCGGTAACCTCCCGTCGTCGGATTCGTAACCGCGATCGGCGTCACGACACCCTGAGAGTCCACCTCGTATCCGTCATCCGTGGTGATGAACAGCGCCGGAACGTCAACCACATCGGTCCCGTTCCACAAAACCGACATGGTGAGCCCGCCCGTCGGGAACAGCAGCAGGAACAGACGCGCATCCGCAGAGGGAATGGCAAGCAAGAGCTTCGTCTGTCCGGAGAGGCCACCCTGCTGCGGAGCGGCACCGATCTCATAGGTCACAGTGGAGCGAGGCACCACCTCGCCTCGTTCGCCATCAGCGGAGTACGAGATGAACAGTTCATCAATGACCGTAACGCGGGTGTTCATATGAACCGCCCGTAGCTCACGATGCCGATCGCGCTCCGACCGGAGCTATTCGAGAACGCGATTGCAGGACACGAGCCGACCGACCAAGGCCCATGGCCGACACGCCACACCTGGAAGTGGAGCGGCTTGACCGTCCAGGTTGGCCCAACCTGCGGCGAAGCCGCGGTGGGAACCGCTGCATCGACGATCCAGAACTGAAACTCATCCTTCTGGCGCACGCGGAGGTCAACGAAGTAGCCAGAGCCGGGCGGCGCCGACTCTACTTGCCAATCGAGCACGGCATACCCGCTGGTACCATCAGCAACACTCAGAGGGATGCTCGCCTTCCTGGAGCAGTGGATGATCAGGTCATCGACAGACACGCCCCTGAG